AACCGCTTCCATTGACGCGGTATGAGAGAATATTTAGAATATACACAGAAGGTAAAAATGGTAAGCAGTTTTACTTTTATAACATTCTTAATAAGATTGAATTTCCAGATAATATAGATCCCATGTTACTTGACTTGTATACTGTAAAGTCAAGAGAGCCATTGACAACAACATCTTATAATCTATATGGTGATATTGAAAGCTGGTGGATGATATACTTATTAAATAAACCTCTTCTTAAAAACAAATTTTATGCTGAAGGTGGTATGCAGTTAAAGTATATTAAGAAAACTGATAGAGCTTTGATTTATCAGCAAATTACTGATACAACTGCTTTCAGCAATAGACACTTCTAATGGCAACGGAACCAATATTCCCTATTAACGGGACTGATTTTTACTGTAAATTCAATCTTACAGGCCCGAGTACAGAAGGCCCAGGTAAGATTCAATTTACAAAATCTGCTGTTGTTCATTTTGAGTTAGAAGAAAACTTTTTTGAACCATTTGTTAGTGCATCTGTAACAGTTAATAACCCTCTAGATTTTGTTGAAAACACAGTGTTTACAAGGGGAGACGGTAGGGACAAGTTTAGTATAACGTTATACAATACAGAAGATAAGAGACCAAAAGAAGAAATTCAGTTAGAATATGATTTTGTAATTGCTAATGAGAGTAATAGTGTATCTAAAACAGATAGAACTAATAACTTTAAAACGTATACTTTAATTGAAGAAAACTATTTTAAGTTAAATGAACAAATTCCATATGGTAAAAGATATGGCGGCGGCGGGCGCGGTGGCCTGCATGTTGCTATCGGTACTATCATTCAAGAAATATTAGAAGAAGTTATTGGACCTGATTGCATTGACTATGAGAACTGGGAGCCAGGTGACATGGTGATAGATAACTTTCCGGAATATATTATCCCACCAATATCATTTAGGTATTCAGATCTAATCAAGTATTTGCTTAGGTTGTATTATTTTCTCGATGGTGATCTAGCTTGTCAAGGAATGCTTACTTTTAACAGGGTAAATAAAAAATATCAACTACGGCCCATAAGTAAAATATTTGGTGAAAACTCAGAGTTGACGCAAGAGGCATTTGGTGTTGGAGATTTGACTAATGTCGAGAATGTCGGCACAGTTAAAAGTAACCCTATAGATGAGGGCGTTCTGGTTAATAAATACACTAACGCGTTAAAGAATACAAACTTTACCACCCCGATGGTAACATGGAGTAACGAGTTCTTTACAAATTATTCAGTAGCTACAACTAACCAATACCTGGGGATAGAAGTTAAAGAATTAATGACAATTAAAACTATTAAGGATGCATGGGCAAAGTCGTTTGTCGAAGTCTTTAAATGTGTTGGTGGGGTGCCGAAGCCCTTCCTACCATTAAATGAAGCAAAGAGTAATATTTTTAAGCCCTTTATTCTACCATATAAAAAAGAGCATGTAAGAAATATAGCAAAAGCTCAAATGGTTTCTAACTTAACCTTTTTTAACCTCCAGCTAGCTATTGATAATATTGGCGATACAGCTAGAAAGGCTGGTAAGTTTATAGATGTATTTAAGAGAAACAAAAAAGAAGAAATTGCAGACAAAAAATTATTAGGTAGGTGGTTTGTAACTAAGGTAAGACACCTGTTTACAAAAGATAAGTATTTTAACGTAATCTCATGTGTTAAAACATTTGTGGGGCCCGACTCTAAAATAGAAGACACTTAAAATGGCTATATGTAACAAAAGTATCGAAACATTAAGAGCTTTAGAATTAACTAAAGATCAATTTGATTCCCTTGTAGAACGGGATTGCAGGGGACAAAATAGAGGGCCAATATTAGGGTATAAGTTTACAAATAAGGATAAACAGCTGTGTCAATCATTTAAAAGAGTATATCAATTAGGGCTAAGACAGCTGCAAATATTTGTTGATGATCTTATACGTGGTAATCCAGAAATTGATGAACAGTCAGCTTTATACTATATAAGGCAGCTTTATAACGGACCGTTTACAAACTATGTTGTACAGTATGCGCAAAATCCTTATAGAGGTCAAGGTCGTAAAGAAAATTGCTTTTTTCCCTCCCCGGACACTTTAGCATGCTTAGCTAATACAACTCAACAAAACGCCAATGTACCGGTGTATGTCGGTGCATCTGAAGACATATCGATAAATTTATATAAAAAGACGCCGGCTTTTTTACGAAGGAATCTTAATATCTGTCAGACAACATGCGCTGATGTTTTTAACTATAACTCTGAAAGCGCAATATATAGCGATGGTGCATACCCGTATATAGACAGGCGTTCTATAGAGCGTGTCAATAATGAATATAACGGGGATTACTGTTCAGGGCCAGTTGCGTGTGGTAATCTAATGATTAAGGATGTTAAATTTGGTAACATATTAAAAGGCATTGCAAATAGTATTATTCAACTAGTTGCGGGCTACCTCGGTCCGGATGCGTTTAGATTATTTACTTACAAGAGAGATATAAACTTTTTCGACCCGAATCAAAATATATCAAAAACAAAAAATGAAGCAGTTTGTAAATCTGTCCTTCTCTTAAGAAAAGCCTTTGACGAACAAGGGAATGAAAAGTTAGAAGAAGAATGTGTTGAGGTTTGTTGTAGTTGTTGCTGCGGTCCATCAATACCAAATTTTGGTCTTACAATATCTACCGGGGAAGGCTCGTTTGATTTATACACAGTTGCAGGTCGGGGCGGAACGGGGTCGAAACCGAGAGAGAATCCAAATATTGGAGGTACACAAATGTCGCCACAAGTTGATCCGGTAATTGAAGGTCTCGGTACTTTCCCGGGTGTGTTGAATGTTACTACGTTTACCAACCCTTTAAGTGCCGCGCAAAAGACTTTAGATCTAACGAACGGATCTTTATCTGGTGCACATACACATCTTACAAGTACTGGCGAAACAGTATGGATGCCGTTCGGTACTATGGAAGAGTTTCAAGAATATTTAGATAGAGGAAAAGATATCTGCGACGATAAAGACACTTGCGACGACGCGCTTGATTTTTAAACATCAATAACGTCATCGTCCCTATCAACCAATGCTTGCATAATATCTTCACGAGAGAGAAGCACTCTAGTCTGATTATCTGTAATGTTTATCCTCTCTTTAGATTCAACATCCATTTTCTTAACTTCCTTTTGTGTTTCGTTTCTCTCGTTAGAACTGTGAAGCTTTTGTAATGTATCAATAGACCCTGCAGTTGCTTTAATTACTTCTGCCAATGCTGCAACATCTCTATTCTCCGGAGCTGTTGAAATGTAATCATTAACATTATCAACAAGTTCTAAAGACTTTTTAACAAGCTTTCCAGAAGAGTTCATAATAAACTCTTCTAAATTGTCTTTATCTATAGTTATATCTTCGCGCTTTTCGCGTACGGTACTATTATTACCTTTTATCTGTGCAATAATATCATTCACCGCTCCATCTAACTCTTCATCAGCCATTACATCTATATTTAATCTACACTTGAATTTTTTACAACATACCTTATTATAGTTATATGATTGTAAGGTTTAAGAAAACTAATGAAAATGCAGTTATTCCGTCTAAAAATCATGATTCAGATACTGGTTTAGATGTAACTTCCGTTGAAGATAGGTTAATACCAGCGCGCGGCTCTGCTGTCGTTGATGTAGGGTTAAAATTTGCATACATTGATCACGGGTTTTGGATAAAGGTGGAAGGTCGTTCAGGCCTTGGATTTAAACATGGCATTATTCCGCACCCTGGAATTATCGATCAAGGATACCGTGGAGATGCTGGGATTAAGTTATATAATAATACTGATAAGGATTATAAGGTTAAATCCGGAGATCGCATTGCTCAATTTGTTGTGTATAAAAATTATAATGTCGAGGTAAGTGAAGGTAATATTATGGAATCAAAACGCGGGGAAAAGGGGTTTGGTTCATCTGGTAAATAATTATGATTGATTTTGATAAAATTTGGGTCGAAAAATATCGCCCGCAAACGCTAGATGATGTTATCTTAGATCAAGAGACATTACGCGTAGTTAAAGAGTTTAAAAATGAAATACCTAATCTTCTTTTTGTTGGTAATCCTGGTACTGGTAAAACCACCCTTGCTAGAGTTATTGTTAACGACATTCTTAAGTGTAATTACCTTTATATTAATGCTTCTGATGAGTCTGGTATCGATACTATTCGACACAGTATTACTAATTTTGCACAAACTAAATCTTTCGATGGTAAGGTTAAGGTCGTAATTTTAGATGAGGGAGATGGTCTAACATCTCAAGCTCAAGCAGCGCTTCGTAATACAATGGAGTCGTATGCTAAGTATTGTAGGTTTATTATTACTGCGAACTATAAGCATAAGATTATTCCAGCCGTACAGTCCAGATGTCAGTCATTAACTTTTAAACCTGTTATCGAATTAGCAGTTAAAAGATGTTACACCATTCTAAAAAATGAAAATATTAAAGTACCGGAAGAGCAAAAGAAAAAGTTCGTACAGCTTGTCAAGCGTCACTTCCCCGATTTACGGAAAACCATTAACGAGCTCCAAAAAAACGTCATTGATTCAGAGCTGTGTATTACTAGCGTTGTTAGTGATAACGAGTTGCTCGAAACGATTTACAAAAAAATAGCCTCTAAGCAGTGTTTAGAAGCTAGGAGATATTTGATTGAAAACGAAGATAGGTTCCAAGGAGATTATGACACGTTATTAGCTAATTATCTAGATTTTATCTATACTTCAAATATCGAAGATCTTAAAAAGAAAGAAACGATTGCTATTATCGCAGACCATCTCTATAAGAGCGCGTTTGTTGTAGATAAAGAAATTAATGCATTTGCATGTTTAGTAAATTTAGAAAATGCCCTACATTAAACCAGAACAAAGACAACTAGTGGATGGTGCTCTTGAAGTATACGGATTGAATTTTGTCCCTAAAAACGCAGGTGAGTTAAATTACGTAATTACTGTTTTTATAGATAATTATATTAGATCACAGGGAGAAAATTACGCAAATTATAATGAAATGATTGGCGCGCTAGAGTGTTGCAAACAGGAATACTACAGAACGGTAGTAGGTCTTTACGAAGATCAAAAAATTGACGAGAACGGAGACGTTTAGGCTTTTTTAAGATCAGCCATATATTCGTTTGTGTATGATGTAACCGCCGGCGACGGGGTAGCAGGATCACTAGGAATTACTGTATTCTGCTTTGGTAAAGATCTCTCTGTTGGTGTGAGCTCATGTGGCTCTGTCCCACCTCTATCAGATCTATTGGAAAGCATTTCCTCATCCTCTACAACCTCTTCCGGTTTGATGTTTACATTACTAGGTCTCTTTAGAGCATCTGGTATAGGCAGAAGGTTAGGGTAATATTCAACAGACTGTCCTAACAAACCAGGAACTGTAACATAATGTGAATATCTCCCACCTCCTTCATCGAGTGCAATATCTAAATTTACATCGAGAGATGATTGCTGCGAACTAGCAGGGTACCGCGTAGGTTCTGTATCTTTTATTCCAACGACTCTAATATGGAGCCCTGAATCGATCATTTTTGTGAGTAACTCTTTTGTATTTTTCGGTAATGATTTATAACAATCAGTTGATTGATAATCGTCATTAAATTTAAAAACGTCACCTACAAGAAAACCTCCGCGTTGGTATCTTCTCATATAAGACTCGTGCAAATTAACAAACTTTTTACCTGCCATAATATTATTTATGCAAGCTTGCAAATAATCACACAGTATCGCGTAACTTAATCTTTAAGAAACTCAGCTATTGTATGAAATGCTGTAAACACTTCAATATCCTCTTCTACAGCAGGTCCTAAATTCTCTTCGAGTTCAAAAGAATGCGTTGTATGTACAGTTCTTTGGATCGCCCATCCAGTCGTTCCGGAATCATCTTTAACGAATACTCGTCCTTCTACTGGATTTGGGAGCTCCAATGTTGCATAAACTTCATTTTTGAGAGCTGTTACTAGTTCGTTAGTGGATATCTCCACATCAACATCTGCTTTACCTTTAACACGCATACCTATAAGTATATTATAGTTCCTTAAACTCGATTTACCACTCGGGTATTAAATATTATAAATGGCTCTTATAAAGATATCAGATGTCTCGGTAGATAAAAAAGATAACGCGGCCCTTAAAGGTGGTTATCTGTATAAGGATTTATTTTTAGATCTAGTACCCGAGGTATATTATAACAAACAACTAAACAAAGACGTAGTTTTAAAAGATATTCAAGGGTCATATGATTTACAAGCTATTAAAAATAGCATTATAAATGCGTTTTTAACGTCACCGGGACAGAAAATATTAAACCCTGAATTTGGTATTGATTTAAGAAGATATCTGTTTGACCCTGTCAACAGCTCGACTGCGTATAAAATTAGGTATGATATTGATACTAAATTACCTGAACAAGAGCCACGTATACAGCTTGAAAAGGTTAACGTAGATGCTATTACAGATGCGCAGGAATATTACATAGCTTTACAAATAAACATACCATCATTAAATGCATATGGGATAACACTTAAGTCATTATTAAATAGTAACGGATACTACGTATTATAATATCATGCCAACAAACACAAACGAAACATCGAATAAGTTTTTAGATTTTAATCTGCCACAAGACGCATATGTCGCGTTTGATGCAGTAAGTTTAAAAGATTATATTATTAATCGATTAGATGAAAATCAAAAGTTCACCGATCAAAATTATGAAGGTAGTAATTTAGCCGCCGTAATTGATATAATTGCATACTCTTATCATGTTCTCTTGTTCTATTTAAACAATACAGCTGCAGAAGTAAATTTTGATCAAGCTACTCTATATGAGAACATGAACAAAATTGTAAAGTTAATCGGTTATAAGCCGGCTGGTAAGCAAACTTCTATTGTTCCAATAAACGCAGTTGCATCAGCATCTTTACCTACCGGTAATTATACTATTCGTAAATATTCTTATTTTTTAGCAGACGGTGTTCAATATAACTTTAATGAAGATTTATCCTTTAATAAAAATGTTGCCGGCAAAACAGAAACTTTACAAACTGTAAATGATGAAGCTATCTTGTATCAAGGGACCATTAAAGAGTATCCAGATTATACTGCCCAGGGCGAGGAATTTGAAATATTACCAATTGTTGTAGATAACATTGTTGATAGTAATGATGATAAATTTATTGCTGATGGTACTGTAAGCGTGTATGTCAAAGAGGCTAGTAATTCAACATACTATGAATACCAGATTGTTGAAAGCTTGTATCTATCAAGCGCGGTTGATAGAGTATGTGAGATTAGATTAAATGAATACGGTCATTATGAAGTAAAGTTTGGAAATGGTGTATTTGGTAAAAAGCTAGAGCAGAGTGATATTGTATCAATCGATTATATATTGTCAGATAATACTGCCGGCATTATTAGTAAAAACATAATTAATGGTAATAAATTATTTGTTTATGATTCGGCTAGGCAACGTGCATTATTTAAGGACATATATCCGAATAAAGACGAAACAACATTCCTAAATATTACCAACAGTCCAAAGATTACATTTAATAACCCTCTCAATTCTTCTACTCTTTCAACAGAAGAAACAGTCGACCAAATTAGACAAAATGCTCCAAAAATGTTTTCATCGCAATTGAGGCTGGTTACTGAAAAAGACTATCAATCATTCCTAGAAAGAAACTTAGCTAACGTGATCACTAGTACGCGCGTTGCTAGCAACACGTCTTATATTAATGAATATATACAATATTTTTATGATATATGTGTTGACCCTAATAAGGTAAATAGAGTAATAATCAATCAAGTGAATTTTGCAGATTCGTGTGACTTTAATAACATTAATGTATTTGTTGTACCTAAATTTAAAATCACAGAAGATAAGTCCTATCCTCCGTTTTTGAGTAATTCATTTAAAAATTATATTGTAACGCAAACGCAGGACCGTAAGATGTTATCTAATACTGTTGTACCTAGAGATCCTATCTATATGGCGTTTGGGTTAGGTATAGGTAATGCTTCTAACTTAACATTAGATATACTAGATCAAAGTAAGTTATACGCTGTTAGAGAAACAAACAACAAAATTAATAAAAACACGTTAAAGTCGCGAATTGCCAGTATAATTAAAAACTTTTTCATTCCGGAAAATAACAATCTAGGTGAGAATTTAAAATTAATAGATTTAGCTAATGATATTCTTTCACTGGAAGGTATAAAGCGAATAGAAACTAGAAATGAGCTAACTGGGGAAATATTCACAGGTGGTGTATCATTTTTATCATTTAACCCTCAATACCCTGAAAGTGATATAGAGTTAGTAAATCAAGATAAAACGTTACCGTTTTTTAAATTTCCGTACCTATACTCTCCCTTATCCGTAGCTAAGCGTATTGTTATAACAGATGAGTAATATAAAAGTAGACTATGCGACATTTGACGTAGAAGATTATAAGCGAGAAGCTAAGTTATCTTCTTATAATCTACCCTTTACCCCGCTAACTTTTAAGGCTCGTATACCTAGCTCTCTCGGCGGTGTGGCGGTAACAACCCAATATAATACCTTAAAGGCTACTTTCGACTTTGGCGACGGTACTTATGGTAATACATTAACCAGTAACCACGTTTACGAATACCCCGGGGTATACAATGTCAGAATGGTGTTACGTGATTGTAATAATAATTCAATATTAGCGTCGTATAGCACAGATGTTGAAATATTTGATTACATAACTAACACCTTTACAGTTACCGCTGGCCCTGTAAAGACAAATATATTAAATTTATCAGCAGGTGAATTTTCTAATGCTATAACAATTAATTCACAGTCGCCCTTCTATCAAGATTTTCAAGATATTTATTTTTCGGTGTCTGGGTGTGATGTACCTAATTATTATAATTTAAATGCTAATAGGTTTAATAATCTTAAAAAGTTTAATTCATTTTATAAGAAAGAATACATACCTTCACTATCTGGATTTGAGTATGAGGATATAGACAAGATTTCTCTTTCTTCTGCAAACATATATGTGCGGTTAAGTGGTAATAATTACACTAGTGGTAAAGGCCCGAGTGCGTTTGCAATAGTAAACTCATTAAGCACGCATATATCAAGTATTAATGTAGGAAGCTCGGGAGATCAAGTAGTATATTTTAAGACTGACGGACAAAAAGCACCTTACAACACTATTAACGTATCTTTCTTTAAGGATAGAGATAATATATTCTCTAATAGCACTACTGGTTATAAAAATAATAACTACAACAACAACTTTACTATTACACTATCATCTTTAGTTGGCGCAACTTCTGCTCAAACTCTTAGTAGTATAGCAATCACCTCAAATGGTATTCCAGGAGAAGGTGACAGTGTAGCTACCTTTGCTGTATCTCCAGTTCAGTACAAAGGATTGGGTATACCATTTATTCTTTCACCAAAGAATCAGGATTACTATACAATGAAGTCCTTGTCTAGTCACTTAACACCAACCTTTTCGTTGTTATCAGGTAAAACACCACAAATAATTCCGGGTGTAAGTGGTGTTAAAGTATCTGCATCACATTATACAATTCAAAGCTTAAGCGCTACGTTATCTTCTTTTGATACAACATTTTGGTATAGAGGTCTCTTAACATTTAATGATAATACTCTTGCTTCACTTTCTGCTGAGCCTGCGTACTTAACACTTAGTGCAAAATGTCCGTATGAAAATACTGCGACCTCTACAACTAATACAGTAACCGGCTATACAGCTTTTACTTGTTATCCAAAAAACTATTACGAAGCATATAAGCAAAATGAAGAATTTGATTTTGAACAAACAATAAAGGATTTACGGTTCCAGGAAATTTTATTAGATAAGGATATCTTATTTACTGATTTTATTGGAACTATATTTGGTAACGTTAGTAGTAGTTATACTGTTTTAGGAAAGAAGATTTGGGAAAGAATTCAAAACTTTACATCAAACACTAGCGATATAGATTATTGTGATATTAATTCTCTTATTAATTTAGCTGATCTAACCGATGACGAAGGGATCGTGTTTGATCGATCTTTAGCTCAACAACCTGAATTAGTGGATAGGTTAATGAGTGTGCTCAGTATGAATTATAACAAATTTAGAGGTACACAAAATAAATTTGATGAAAACTACAACCCCAAAGGACATACAACAAAAACAACTTATGGAAAAAATCTAAGTGCATTACTTGATACATCAACTTACGAAGTGTCTGCCGGCACAGACATTGTAGCGTATGAAAAGTTTAGTGACACATATACAAGACTGAATACTTATCAGCCAATATCTGCATTAAGTGGAGCTTCATATTCTAAATCTGGTAATTTCCAGACTTATATGCTTAGTAATTTTAATACTACAGCGACACCTGCAACTAGCGGTGGCCCATATTGGGGGTGGCCTTTAGTATTACCAGCAACTTATGCTAGTATTACAGATGTAGATAAGTTTTACAAATTTTATAGTCTATCTGCAACGTACGATAACACCATCGAGGGTGGTTTAATCGACTATTCCAATGGATTAACAACATTAGATTATAATACCCCGCTTAGCGCCCTCGAAGGAGCTAATAACGTATTTGATGTTATGATTCGAAACTCCTTATTTAGTAGTCTATCTCTGTTCTAGAGATAAATATGTTTAATGGATACTATTGTTACAGGCTTTCCTGAAGTAGATTTATCTATAACTAATCCTAATGTAAAACATGATGATGCGTTAGATAAATTTACACCATTTTCGTTTGTTCAGTTTATTGAAACGGTAAGTGAATCTTACCAACCAGAAACTTTAACAGACTTTTATAACACCTATCTTAATAGGTGGAATATTCAGACGAATAATCAAGCTAAGGATAATAAGGATATAATTATCGAACGGTATCGTGATTTTTTAAAAGACATTACTTTAAATTTTTCTACTAATGCAGAAAGAACGTTTCTTACACAGTTAGATTTTACCGATCCATATGATATGGAGATCGCAATGTCCTTTTATAGTAGTAAAATAAGAGACATTATTTCATACTATAAGAAAAAGCGCCAAACTCTTCATTATGCTACTACAAAAGCTAAAGTAAAGGGTAGTTCATTAGGTGCAGAGCGCGCTGCTATAGATCTTGTTATTAACTTTCTCGAAAATCGTAGCACAGCTGCAAAAGACTATGATATAGGAAAGATTAAAAGAGATTTATCAATCTCACTAACAGAGTATTTTGATAATTTTTCACAGTACTTTAACAGGTCTCCAAAAGCAGGCGACTACGGTAAAACCTTTAAAAGCTATGATCCGGCTGGGTTACCAAAAGATAATATATTTTTAACTGATGATGAGTCATTAATTACTCAGGTTTTTGCTAATGTTGGTGAGGATTTAATTACACTTAAAGAAGGTCGTAAGACTTTAGATTTTAATGTTACAGACGATTCTCTGTTTAATAATAAGCGGAAGCTAACAGAAAAATTTATGGGGGCTGATTTTTATTATCTAGCCACAGATGAAAATGGAAAGCCAGAATTGGATGAAAATAATTTACCTCCTATTTTATTTAAAGCAGAAAAACCATATGCTAATTTTTTAAATCAAGACTTCCCTTCTACAGCTTCAGTGTTTTCTGGTGAAGTTGTAAGTGAGAGAGATTTAGGGTTCTTTAGACCACAAAATTCTTCAATCGTAACTATTGAAGGCCGGCGGTTAAAATTCTTTACTAAAAAGACCTACCCGCCTAACCAATTATATATATTTCCGGATCCAAATTTATTTACAAATACAGAAAACGTATTAACTTTTATTATTGATACCTCTAGATCAATTAATAATGCTAGTAAAGGAATTGCAGTTAATCAACCTAATACTGATAGAGATAGTACTGCTTTTATAGGTTATAATTCTGAAATTGGACAAGATAGGAATTTAAACACCGACTTATCTTATCTTTTTGATCAAGGATATATAAATGATAGTAAAAAGGATTTATTTGGAAATATCTTTGGTTTAGTAAAAGATTACAATTATTACAGAAGTAACATTGTACAAGAAAATCCGAAAACAATAAAAAGCTTGTTATTAAACGGTTATCAATTTTTTGATGACCTGTATGGCGAGGGCTATAATTTTGTTTATAAAACAACTGATACGACAACGTATTCCGAAACTATAAGATCGGGCCTATCAACATTTACTAATGGTTTTACCGGTAGAGGCCCGTCCGGTTTACTACCTGATACTCCAAGCACTTGGTTAAGCTTTCCCACCTCTGCATATAATATATTCGCTAGGTATTTTAACCCCTATCAAACTTTACAAAAACCTTCAAACTACCTAGAAGTAGATTATGGGCGGCCTGAGTCTATGACTCTAGATGCAGATATTAAAGAAGGGGCGTATTTTAAATTTTCTGATTCGGAGTTTCTTACAGACCCTGTAAGTGCCACTCGAGTTGGAGACTTAAACATTTCTCAGTTAAGTGCCTACGCAACTAGTAGTGACCAGTTTTATTTTTCAGATTTAGTAGAAGCCGGAATAGGTCTCTTTAATGTTGATGCCGACTCCGGCAAAACTTTATTCACAGCATTATGTGATCCTACAGATACATGGACAGATGATTTAACAGGTAATTTTACTTATGATGTACGATTATCTGGTGGCTCTGGTAATTCCGGAAATGATGTTAAAAACTATGACGGAATGCGGTTCACAGATAATATAGTATTTAACTACACGCCTAATGAAGAGAGTTTTGAGTATAACGCAAATGTAGATTCTAAAACTACAATATCTAATGTAACATCAGCAAAAGAAAGCTTCTTTAATAAGCAAGACCACCTAGGCAAAATTTATTTAAAGAATACAAATACAGCGTGGAATACCCCTGCTGTAAAAGAGCTTACAGAGTGGTTATCATATCTCTCTACAAAATACAACACCGCAGTTTGTAACGAACTTTCTTCCGCGGTAACTAATTTTGATATTTTTTATAGCACGTTGTTTATTGAAACCAGTGGTTATTTAGTTGTTGAGCGAACTTCATATAAAGACGAAAGGTTTGTTAGCCCAGGAACGTTTACTAATTCTCTCACTATAAATACAAACTTTTTTGATAAAGTAAGTAATAGGTTAAAGGTAGAGGATGATGTGTTTTACTGTAGGATGGCGAGAGACCAGCTAGGATATAAGGGAGATAGATTTTACCCAGAAATTTACAAGTATAGTTACATCGATGATAAGAGTGTACAAATATTTCCTACAACAGGTAACCCAGCAGTGTCTTCTGCTGCATTTTTAAATCTAACAGGGGGCGATGCTGCTTATATAGAGTGTAGCAAGCCCTTGTTAACGTATAGTAGCGATAACGAGCAATTTAACTTGGGGGTTATACTAAAAGATCAAAACAAAGGGCCGGTGCTGTTTAATTATCTATTTGAATACGTAGATGATATTAAATTTTTAAATTCTGAAGTTTATGTCTGTAACAACAGTAGGTTTACATTTACTTTTGCGGAATCTGCCTCTAACACACGCAATCTGAATAATTTGAACTTTGTTTTATCTTCAGCCATACCATCATTAACGGCGACGTATGTATCACCATCACCTCTATCTGCTGCGGCTTTAATACTATGAACACTCATACTTTTTCTATATCCACTACCACTACCGGAGCATCAAAGGTTTATGAAGCGATTGATCTCTTTGATGTAACAAAGTTTGCATTAAATTTGGTAGATGTCTATACCGGTACCTTTCCTAACTATCTAGCAATCGACTGGGGTGATGGTACTGCAGTGTTAGAACCAGATGTTTCGGTTTTTCGTGATTACACAAAAGATTCTATTTACCCTGAAATTAATAAAGGCGTGGCACCAAAATATCTAACTGATAATTACCATCATATATATGAACCTTCTAGTTATGCATTAAAAAAATATGTTGTGTTAAAAATAAACATTGGGTATGTTACCGGTGAAACGACAACATTAAGCGCTCCGATGAACATACGAACTGAAGGATATTACCAAGCTGTAGAGGATATGGAGTTAGTTGGTGTGGATCTTTTGAATGATAAATATAATACTTCGCGATTTACCTTACTTACTAAAAAAGATGACTTCCTCGTACAATTAGATAATAAAATATATAAAGAAGACCCGGCAAGTGGCGGGGCTGGTGCAGCTTCGGACAGCGGAGGTGGTCAATAACAAATCTTATAAAGAAGACACAGCATAAATATTGTTAATGGGATCTTTAGTAAAATCTAGTCTAAGTGCACTTAGCTCAGCAGAGGCTAGCTTTTGCCCGATGAATATTGAATTAGATCAATTTCCTAGGACTTTTAACGGGGGGTTTAAAATAAATTTTGTTCAAGCACTATCTGGTTCACAAAGTTTTAAAAATCTAAACTATACTAATTTTTATCTTACGGATAGTTTTCTTCTAGATGATGTAACTACATACAATTCACCAAACATAAAACCAGGTAAATATTCAACTTCATTAAATTTTGGGTTTAGTGGCACTGCATTTTGTAAATTTAAAGCTGCTTCTTTAAGTACCTTTAAACTTGAAAATAAAATTTATGAAGCTGTAAATTATGGAACAGCTGACATTAGTCCAATAAGTGGTGATGTTTTCGAGATTGAACTGATAGATAGTTTTACATGTAGGGTAGCTACTCGCAAAAATAACTTTAAATATTACCTTGTAGTAGAGGACGGTACTGAGTTTACAGAGACACGTAACGTACTATTTGTTGCTGAGAGTCAATTACCCCTATCCGGGTTTAATTTAAATTATAATTTATCAAAGTACCTGAATACCAGTTACATCAACCTGTATTCCACAAAACAGGTCGATGCTACAAAAAATCAGTATGCTATTAATAGTAACGGTGTAGAAGTAGTAGCAACATATCTCGATCCAGCTAATAGATACAACGCATTTTTTATTAATTCATATAATATAAAAATTGATCAAGAGTTAAATTTATCTGTACCATCACCATATAATGCTTCATATATTACATATGATGATACCGGTAAAGTAAAAGATAGTAATAGTGATTTTAACCTCCCATCAAATTACCTGCTTTACAGCTCAAGTAATAGTGATTCACTAGTGTTTAATTTTCTCAATCTAAAGAATATAGTTAATACACAAGATTCGTTTACCTCTTCAAATAATTTATTATCCACATCTGAAACAACTATTTTTTCACAAGATTTAAGAACATATACAAGTATCTTTACCGATGTGGATAGTGAAGAGAATGAAACGCTAGCATTAAACTATGTATACAATAACTACGATTTGGTTATAACACCAGGTACTACATACTTTACGACACCTTCATCACTTCAACCTTTTGATAAAATAAACATTAACGATACTAAGTTTGCAGATTGCGGGTCATTTGCATTTAAAACACCGGATTTAGCGGACAGGGTATATAACTTAGATGATAACACTGTTAAGAGTGAAAATGTAACTTATCTCTGTACTTGGTTGTCCGGTGGCATAGGTGAGCGTGGAACATGGGTTGATAGATATTTTTACCCGGATGTTACTACAAAGGAAAATGCTCTTAACGGGGTTCCAGCGTTTAATGTTACCTATGATGGTACGGTGGAGAATTTAATAATGACTAACTCGAGTTTAAAGACTTCTGTAACTAAAAAGTTTTATTTTGATAAAAAGAGTGACTTAGTTTTTGAACCTTCAAAGAGGTATAAGTATGTTAGAATATCAAAAGATGATTTTGTGGCAAAATCACCTACAAACTTTTGTGATACGTCATCAATAAATAGGAAAATAAATAATTACTTTTCAACCATTAATAAAAATGGTGGGTTTGGATTAGGATTTACTATACAAAATGATACTGATGATTTTCATATAGAGTCAGAATATAACGCTGTTCATGGCGGCATTAGATTTGAAAAAAATGGAAAAAAATGTAAATTTATATATAGATTTTTTGATAGCAGCACAGAGGGTCTCAGCTTATCAGCAAGAATAGCTAAAACAACATTTGAGTACAATTTTGAAATCGATTTATTTGAAAAGAATAATGTATTTTTATCTTTTGATGCTGTCCAAGGAATTGGTAAGGTATATTTAAATTCAATTAAATTCTATGAATTTGAAATTAACGCATATCAGATGTACACTAAAAGACTTCTTTTCGGTGATATATTTGTATATTACATCGACGCTGACAATGTGCAGCAAAAAATAGAAGTACTACGAAATGCGGCTCTTGATCAAGAGGATACGGTTGCTATTGATAATTTATATTTAGCTCTAGAGCCTTTAAGTGAAAATGAACAATTAGCATTTTTGTTTAGTTCTAATTTAAATAATGTGCAAGACATTACAATATCATTACCATGTGGTATGAGAAACTTAACAGATACTATAACGTTAGTTAACTCTATTAACACAAATCTAAAGCATAAGAGTAATGTTGTTGATATTAACGTTAAGAATTTAAATATAACTAATGAAAGTATCCGAGATGAGGTTAGAAATATTATTTTATCTAATATACCTAATTCAATACCTAAGACAGCAAACATTAGCGATATCAATTTTATAGATTACAAGAAATGATTGAATACTTTAAATACACCACTACTGGTTCGTTTACTTTAAGCGGGATTCCCTACTCTGGGTTTGTCAATGTAAGAGACGGTGTTGCTTACACCGGTAAAACTTTCTCAACATCTTCAAAGATTTTAAAATCATCAGATACTTTTTATGCTAACTGTGTACTAGAGAAGTTAGAATTTGATAGAACAGCAACACCAATTGTTGAGTCTAATATACTAACAAAGCCTGTTGTTTCACCTAGAAGTGTTGTCGATCAGTCTTTTATTGAAACCAACTTAGGCATACTAAATCAAAACAATTTAAATTTATATGCATTAAATATTACCTCAAATACGGATTTATTAAATTTCAAAAATTCTGCATCAGATGGAAATGCATATTTTTTAGGGCTATCTAGTGGTCAGTTTGATATACGAAATGATGACACAAAAATGGCTAAAGATAATCTATTTCCCATTCAAATAGATCCTTTTAGCTTTATCGATAAGGTACCCGGTATTAATGTATTGGATGACACAATTGATAGCACTTTATTTGTGTACGATGATGAGACATATTTTTATTTTACTACCACACCAACAGCTGCTCACACGTTCTCTGGAAGTTTTGTAAAAAATAGTAATTTTATACCTATTACACCGGATGAGGATACCGGGGAAAGTTTATTTAAAGGTTCTACTAGATTCACATACGATAATTCAACCGATATACTTTATAGCTTGTCTGCTGGTACGAATGAAATACAGCTTAATTTATATGATAATAGTTTTGTTAATCCTTGTAAAAAATTAAAACTGGTTGACAGGATTGAAATACAAGAGCAAATTATAGACGAGGTAGTAAAGATAGGTAAGGATTTATTAGGGTATCGATATAATGAAATAATACCTCTCGGGGCTCCAAGACCTGGTGTTGAAATAGAAGAGCTGCCCCCTGTTCGTGGTGTTCGAACTTTTGATGAAGATATTTTAAGTGAAGAAGAAATTAACAGTTTATCAGATAAAACTGAAACCATATCTTATATTGCTATTAGAAACAAATATTCGAATAAATTAATTAAAACTATAACAACGATAGACGCTGACGAGGAAATAATTGCATTTGATATAAGAGATACGGATGATTCTATATTGATCTTAACAGAACCAGGAGCCGGTGAGATGGCTGTTCAAGATATAGATCCAAATGCCGGTGGATTGGCTAATAATGACCCAGAAAAGATTAACAGTGTTTCGGATGGGAATTCTAATGTATTTTTATTATACCATATTAATGCAGAAAATATAACTAACTTAGGACCTAAATTAAAGCCAAAAATCGTCCGCCGGTATAGGCCTAACTACGGTTTTGCGGCGAGGGAAGAAGATATAGATGTATATTTTTCGCAAAACGACTCTAATATGTTTATATTAAACGATAAGGGGTTTATTTCGACTAGATTTATATCAAATCCAACGCAGGTTGCTGGGTTTGCTTCACCTGAAAATTTGCTTTATTTACCTGATATGTATTTTGATAATACAGGTGAGAGATTTAATTTGATACAGAAAAAGTTTAATTCAAATACATTAAGATCTAACTATTTTAATTATATAAATTACCTCGTTGCTAAGAATGAAACAGACTTATTTTTCTTACTGCATACTATTGGTCGTATATACTTGTTTAAAGAAAGTAACTTACTGTATCAAAACTTCGTGCCCTTAGATCTTGAGAATTTATATGAAAAAATAACTAGTTGTGAATCTAGTTTAGGAAGCTCTTTAAATAGTGAAATTCAAAATATTATTAAAGATACAGTAAAAATATTTTTAAATCTTAGTGTTATACCTGCTGAAACCGTCTCTGATGGTATACCTGTATTAAGAGATTACACCACTTATAAAGGTACAGATATTAATTTTAGAGACATGGAGTTTCATGAAAATGAAGCAGTGGATTATAGCGTTGTAGCACGTGTAATAGATCAGTTATTTAACTTACAACAAGAAGTTTTAAACAGTATAACAGACACATCACATGAGTTAGAAGCTTCACCAGATGATGATTTTTTCGGTAATATTGTCTTAGGAGACGCTGAATTTGAAGAACTAAACCCAGACGGTGGAGGTCTGGATTACTAAAATAAATATATAAGTATGTCGGACAGTCTTTCACAACAACGTATAGCAGATCAATACACATCACTTTTACATGTAAGTGGTGGTAGTATTGCTTCTTGGTTAACTAATACTGTAACAGAGCTATGGTCCACAGCAGGTCCTTATAATGTGTTTACACCAGAGCCTGGTGTAGCTCAAATATATGATGGCGCCGGGGGCACAACTGGTCTATCTTTAAGCTCTCTCGGTGATAGGGTTGTAGTGAATAACTATATCAAACCTGAAGGTTGGTCATATCAAAAAGAGTGGTTAGATGCTTTTTTTCCAATTAATAGTATAATCCTAACTACTGATTTTAAAAACCCTGGAATTAAAATAGCAGGAACAAAGTGGGTTTTAGAGTCACAAGGGTTATTTCCTGTTGGTGTAGGAACCGGTACTGATAAAAATAATAATAGTTTTACTTTTACTGCTGGTAATAAAGAAAGAACAGGTGCAGGATTAGAAAACGGAGATCTAGCTGGTGAATTTAGAGCTGGTGTTGATGCTGAAGACCTACCTACGCATACTCACACAACTGATATTAAAACAGAGGCAGTACCAGAGCAAAGTCAGGGCGAAGGAACGAATGTAGCATTTATATTTTATTTTGGTGACACTTTAAACCCGCAGCAGCTAGTAACAGATGACCAGCGGTACTTAGATAGTAATGTAATTGAAGCGTTTCAATACAATACTGCATACGGTGATACTGAACACTACAGAGATTTTATAATTAGAGAAAATCATAAAACCGGTAAAGTATATACTGATGCTGATTTTAATCCTAGGTTTGGAAATCAAACTTTAGCAGGATGGGCTCCACCGGCCGCTGGAGGCCCAGGGTGGGGTGGTATTTTAAATGTGTCTGGTAAATTTATTGGATCTAGTCCTAGACCGGTTGGTGTAAAATGGGAATACAATGGCGTAGAATACTACATAGACCGGTCTTTTTATGACCCAAGATCCTCAGATAGAGTCCATCCAGGTAGGTTTCCGGATAGAGAATTAATTAAAGCGCGTGATTTTATTATCGATATATTAGGACTGGATGAGGCAGCTAAAGCTCTTGATGGGGTTAACCGATTAAAAGAGTTAAACGCCACGGTAGGGCAAGCAGTAGCCGGTGAGAATTTATATTACGGTTTAGTACCTAGTTCAAAAGTTGTACAATCGACAACTACTGGTCAATCTGTAAGACATAATAATATACCACCTAATTTCCCGGTTTACTTTTGGAAACGTGTACCTCTTAATTATCATGATAATTTATCACCAGACCAAAGACCGGGTGATAATCTACCATATCAGTTAACTATTTCTAGTAACAAAATATCTACTAAAAATAAGGTATTTAATTTAAATAAGTGGGCTACAGATAACGGGTGGGATGGGCAGTCTAAATGTAGAGTAATTATCGATAATGGTGTTTATATATATTCAGACGACCCAAGTGACGATAAGGTACCAGCAATGATCGTAGATCATTTTCCTGGTGGTTTAGAGTTAATAAATAAAGGGTTCATTATGGGTAGAGGTGGTAATGGAGGTAGCTATTGGAGTATTAATCGATCTGGACAAGATGGTGGAGATGCTATACTGGTTACTGGTAATTCTGAAATTATAATTGACAACACACAAGGTGGTATAAGTGGTGGTGGAGGAGGCGGAGCAAGCGCATATGATGGAGATAAGTCTGGTGGAGGAGGAGGGGCCGGTGGAGGCTGGGGCGGTACTAGCCCAATCCACGGTATAGGTCGATCTCTTTATACTAACGATGGTGATGGGCATTTAGGTGTTGTTGATAGATGGAAAGAGGTCAATGCACCAACTACGGCCGGCGGTGGCGCAGGCGGCGCTCCGGGTGAACCCGGCGGCGCTGGTCGTTTCTTTAGCCCAGTTGTTAGTGCGCATTCTTTACAACAATTTAAACGAGCTGGTGATATTGTTACTGTTGGGTGGGGACCACTTTACGTACTATTACCTGGAATTGGTGGTGAAGCTGGTGGCTCCGGAGCTGGTGGTAGGGAGTGGAGAGGGGTAAATCCTCAAGGCACTGGAGGCGGTGGGGGTCGCATACTAACACCTACAGCATATGGTGGAGGGACAGGCGGTATTTTTGGTGCTGAATTTGGTGCACTAGATTTAAGTGGTAATTTAAAAGAAGGTCGTGAAAGCGGGCCGGCGTGGAGTAATATACCTCCAGGTGAAAATGGATCGGTAGATATAGCATGTACTGGAAGACGCCTGAGTAGACGTTGTATTGAAACATATATTACAGCTTATAATCGTAGTGAGCCATACTACGGGTGGCTCTCTGGGTATACGCTAACGTCAAATAGAAAATATGGCAATTTCTTCGGCCGCGGGCCGCGGTTTCATGTAGGGCCTCACTGGAGAGCAAACGGCATAGTAGGTGGCGCGCCAGGTTTACCTTATGTCGCCGCTCGAATTAATAAACCGGGTGGTGGAAGCGATTTAATATATAACGGCATTTCATATGTATCACCCACGGGATGGGATGGCTATAATCATAGATCTGGACTCGTTAGAGGTGGATCTGGAAGCCTACCTGGTGTTTTTCAAAAATACCCTGTACAAACAACAAATAGGTCTGGATCGGGCTACCCTTCAATCGCAAACCGTCGCTGGTATAATAGATTTAGTGCAGGTGGCGGCGGTTGGGGCGCGCCAGGCGGGTCTACAACGCAATCCGGGGATACTTATAAAGGCGGCAAAGGCGGTTATTCAATAAGAGTTAGAGGCGGTAGTGGTGTTAGAATTGTTGGTGGTATAATATACGGTCAAACGGAAGGAAATGTCAACATTGGATAGTATTTTCAAATTGTGACATAAATAATAGTAATATGCCGGAGAGTTTAACAAATCAATTTATATCTGATTTTTATACTTCTTTGCTCCATTTAAGTGGGTCAGAGCTAGGAGACTCGTTAAATCAAGTGTTTGATGGAGCTGGTAATTCTACCGGGTTACAATTAAGTGGTAATAGAGTAGTAATTAATAATTACATATACCCGGAAGGGTTTGCTGAAAACCCTACAGAATGGTTAACAGCATTTTTTCCTGTCGGGTGTATACAATTAACTCTAGATAACGTTAACCCACAAACAAGAATAGCAGGGACTACTTGGGAGCAAATTGCACAGGGTAGATTTTTAGTAGGTGTTGGAGATTTTACGGATAAAAATAACGATTTTAGAAAATTTTGTACTGATTACGAAAACACAGAAGAATCTGGAAATCTAGCTGGTGAGTATATGACAGAACTTACTATTGCAAACTTACCGCCGCATAGGCACGACACTAATGTTGGAGCTGATGATGTTTTTGTCGCGACCGGTTCTAATGTAGGTAACGGGCAAGTTTTTGTTGCTACTGGCGCTGGTACAACAAATTCAACACAAGCATGGGCACAGCAGCAGAGGCGAAGAAATCAACTTGGAGCTGCTAGTGGATGGAATTGGAATAACGATTTTGGAAACAGAACAAATAACCCTAGCGACCCACAGGATGTTATAAGAAGAACATTAGATCTTAATTTCTTACTAGGATCTGCTGCTACTTATTCTGCAATTCAAAGGGCCGCGTACCTAGAAAATCCGGATTATGGTTATAAGGAAATGATTGGATTATGGAACGGTGAAACACGGTTTGTGGCAAGTGAATTTCCTGGAGGGGCTGGAGCGCAATGGGATTTTGATGCATATACATTTTGTAGGGAGTTAGGTGCTGTTGATTTAGGCCAGGCTACAGCTGGGGAATTAGCTACTAATGAAAGTTCAGCAACAGTGGTAACAAAAGGAGATGAACAAGTAGTTGTAAATGAAGGAGCATCTAATATTAAGCCGTCTACAGCTGTAGGTGATGGAACAAAACACAATAACATTCCGCCGTCGTATGGTGCGTACGTATGGCGACGAATAGCATAAAATTATGGCAAATATTACTATAGTAAAATTAAAAGTTAGGAGAGGTACTGATGACCAACGAAAGGAGATCGTATTGGATCAAGGTGAAGTAGGTTATACCCTAGATTCAAAAAGACTATTTGTCGGTGATGGGGCTACTTACGGTGGTAAGGTAGCTGGTAACGTAAATGTGGGTCCTTTTGCTGCTGATGCTAGTTTAGGCCCAGCGGTTAGTGAGTCACCATATTTACAGGTTGGTGATATTGGTTACGCGAAAAACAAGCTATATATACTCTCCGGCGCATCGGCAACCGGGAGGGCATATACAAACACTTTATCAGGGTGGAGTTATATAGGATCAGTTCCAGATGGTGCATTCCTCGAATTTGATACCAATAATAAGCTTACGCTATCAAAAAACGCAATTGATGCAGAATATTTAGGTGGAACGTTTTTTGGGGATGCTCTATTATCTGCTGTTAATGGTAATGTAAATGTTGCATTTAACACTGATTATTTACAGTTATCTAGCGCGCCTGGTAAAGACGGGAGATTAACACCAAAGCAAAACTCTATAACTAAAAGAGAGATAAAGGCCTTATTTCCAGCATCTAGCGGATTAAAGGGTGGGGATGGTGAAGAATTAGCTTTAAGTATTAATGAGCAGCAATTTAAATTTGATACTAATAATAAATTAGAGCTCAAAGATGTTGGGGCGATGAATGTTAGTATTTCATCATGGGCCGGACCTGGAGATGGTACCTCAACAACAGATGGTAGGTTAGGCGGCGGATTACAAGTAAACACAGCAACAAATAAATTAGAAGCTGTATTACAGTCAGTTGATGGTGCACTTATTACAAATGACAACGGTACAGTAACATTAAATGGAGCTACATCTGCCTTTATGGAGATGCCTTTCTTAGACACGAACAAAGGATTAATTACTGAAATTAAAAGCTCTGTATTTGATGTCATTACTGCTACCGGTCTTTCAGGTAGTGGAGCGGGTGACGGTGTTCCGATCGGTTCGATACTACCACATGCACAAGCGTTTACACTCCCCCCAGCTGGGTATTTATTATGCAACGGACACAGTCTTAACGCAACAGCTCGACCGGAATATAGACAATTATTTGATAAGATCGGAACTACTTACGGCGGTGCAAATATGACCGACTTTAAAGTACCAAACCTCACCGGTGGTGATGTTTTATTATATGGTGCTAACGGCGCTATTACAACCGGTACACAAACCTTATATTTAAGTGCTACTGATGGTAGTCTATCTGGTCCAACACCAGGCACAACTTTAAGTGCTTCAGGTGTTAACTTTATTATAAAATACGCTGAAGATCCTGTTTTAAATATCTTTAATGGAGCTCCTAACCAGGTTGAAAATAATTTCGGTGGTAAATATTCACAGCAAATATGTGAAGGACTAACTTCAGCCGGAAATAATATTAAATTAAGTTCTGCAGGATTTATTACAATGGCGTTATCCGGCGACGTACGAAGTGAAGAGAGTACTGAAACGTTTGATAGATTTGCAATACCTGTTTTTAGCTACTAAATATTAAAACATATGGCCATAGAAATTTTAGAAAATACCTTGTTAAAGCTCCTTGTTAGGAGAGGGACTAATTATGATCGACAACAAATTACCCTCGAGACTGGTGAGCTTGGGATGACGACTGATACGGTGAGATTATTTGTCGGTGATGGTACAACAAAAGGTGGGGTAATTGTTGGAAACAAGTGGGCCGGGCGAGCAGCTAATTTAACTACTTTAGCACCTGTATTAACTGGAGACTATGGTTATGATTCAGATAACCATGAAATAAAAGTATGTGTTACCGGTACAGGAGCTGCAGCTTCAGACTGGGTAACAGTATCGAATTTAATAAGCGCCGGAGATACAACAATTAGTATTAACGCGGCTAATCAAATTACTGTTGGTACATTATCCGCAGGAAATATATCTACTAATGCATTAGGAAGCTCATTAACTCTTGATGGGTCTAATAAGGTAGCATTAAGTTCTAGAATTAGCATAGACGGTATAATTCAAAGGGACTCAGGTCTTACCAGTTATCTTTCGTTACCATCAAAGTTAAAAGTTAACTCAATCGATTATACTTTTCCAGCAACATCACCGCAAGCTAAAACATTCCTAGGTTACAGTTCAACGGATGGCGCAGGGCAGGCTCAACTTGCTTGGCAAGTACCTCAAATAGTATATTCACCGGTAGCTCCAACTACAGCGGCTTTGGTTCCAATTGGAACTATTATGCCGTATGCGTGTCCGATATCAGCTGCGCCGTATGGTTGGTTAAATTGTAATGGGCAGGCTGTTGATGCTGTAACGTATTCAGAACTTCTTACTGCAACAGGCGGCAAATATGGAAGAGATTTTTCTGCCAATACATTTACTCTTCCAAATCTGAGTAGTACTGCATTATATGGATGGATGGAGGGATCATCGCCTGCTAACAGTACATTAGTAGGGGTAACAACAGCTCATTCAAGCAGCCCTGGTGTTTCTGCTATAGGAATGTCGTTTATTATTAAAGCCTTTGGAGGTGTAACTAGCCCTACATTAACTGTCGGGAAAAACCTATCTGCGACTATTACATCAGGATCAGGTGTAACGGAAAATAAAACTGATGCTTCTTTTAACCCACTTAGCGGTACAATACAAATAACAAGACCTCAGCCCGGAATTCGAATTTTTAATGCAGAAGGTGTAACACATACATTTACAATGCCAAATGGCATTTCGTACGTTAAGTTTTATGTAACTGGATCTGGCTCTCCTGGAAAAGGCAGAAGTGGTAATGCTGGATCAACAGCAATTGGCTATCTCTCTGCACCTCCAGGTACACAATTCCCAGTTGTTGTAGGTGCTCCACCGGTAGGGTTTACTAGTGGAAAGTCTAGTTATATATACGAACCCGGCGGATATCCGACAGCGCCATTAGTTAGAGCTAAAGGTGGTTTGTACAATTCAACTACTGCACCTACACCGGTTATTGCTGACAGTCTTTATTTACCAACAGAAACAATATCGTTAGTAGGTGGCGTCGGTTATGTAGATACAGACGATAGTGGCGAAGAAGAAGGAGTGGGTGGTTCAGGTTTTTACGGTAACAGTCCAGCATATGGCGGTGGTCAAGGATCACATAGTAAAAAACCATCCGGGCCTGTACCTACCACTGGAATTGTAGTGTTTGAATGGAACTAGTTGCTTTATAGTACTAATAATATAACTACAGTATGGAAGAGGTTATAGTTGAAGGTCTAGATTTTGAAGATTTTGTTTCATTAAAACAGATATTAACTAACTGCACGTCTTTTACAGCACAACAAGAACAACTACTGGCAGATAATTCTATTTTAATTCAAAAAATTAATAAAATTATACAAGTATTCGATAATGAATAAATACTTGTATGAATGCAAGTTTTTGCAGAGCTGGTGCACTCTGTGAAGAGTTTTCCGACTACGTTATATATGATAGCGAGTTGGATAGTGTTCTTCTTAATGTCCCTTTTAAACATTTTAAGACTTTATACATAGAATTAGGGAAACTTGGATATGATTTAGCATTCAAGACGCAGATTAAGAAAACAAATTCTCTAACCTGTCTTTTTATAAAGGAATGAGTAATTAAATATATATATGGCAGCATTAGCAGGATTTCCGTCTGATATATCATTACCTTCTTTAGCAAGGTATTATACGTTTGTTGAGTCTAAAAAAGCGTTTAATTCGAATTATGATATTACGTGGTCCTTTCAGTATAAATTACCTAGTACAAGTTTTGGCTCAACAGCTCAATTTCATAACTATGAACTAGGATTTTCAACCTTTTTAACAAATCTCGTACAACCAATATCTACTCTACCTGGGCAATATCTCGGTGATCAGGACCCTGAATTTGTATTATCTGCGCATGCGTTATTAACGGAAACACCAGAAGTATTAAAGACTGAAGGCGATTCTACAGTTCTTCTAGAAGGTGCTGTATTAAGCGGTATGTTAGTAAAGGTTGGTTTTGATTCAACCGGGCGTTATGCATTAACTGGGAGAGACGATCGTCCAGGTGTAAAGCCGAATCAGCTATTAAGAGAGTCAATTGTAGTTCGTGACTATTTACATAATGTATTGGCTTATAATCATTTATCTTCTATATCTACTAGTTTTAGTACTATATCTACTGATACATATAGAACATTACGATTTAGATATGTTAATTTGGGCAGAACACTATATATTGATTCAAGAGATAGTAATACCACTACGTATACTCTGCTAACAGCAATTGACATGGGGTCTAGATATAGTACGTTATCTAATTTAGATAATATCTATTGTGGATTTGCATTTAGCACTCCAATTTCTTCAACTACACCTGCAGCTGCAGGTGGATATTCACTAAGCGCGAAAGACTTCTTTCTGAGAGATTTTCACGTTGAAGGTTATGAAGGAAGTGAAGTACTCACAGAAACCGTATTAACTCCAAGTTTATGCACATTGCCAGATAAACCATATACTACCGTATCTAGTATAACAGCATAATGCCAATAGATGATCCATATTCCGTGAATGGCGGTGACCCGGAGCTGCCACCTGGCTGGCTGATGTCAGCGGCCGGGCCATATGATCCATATGCCGGGGAAGGAAGTGAACCGGAGCTGCCACCCGGCTGGCGGATGTCAGCAGCCGGGCCATATAAGGTGCAGCCTGAGATCCGGATGTCAGCGGCTGGCCCATATGAGGTGCCACCTGACCCAGCGCTTTGTAATCCAGGTGCGGTGTCTCCAGGTGCGGTGTCTCCAATTGATCCGGTCGTTCCGGTCGTTACGGGACCATCAACCGCGGACACAGAGGATACGGATCCTAATCAGCCAACTACCGCGGTAGAGCCTGCGGCTTCAAATTTAGGCAGCCCGGACGTTGGACTAATAGATGTTGGTGTGACTGTTGTCGCTTACCCTCAACTGGGCGGTGGTGGAGCTCCAAACTCTTTTAAAAACACAACAGGTACTGTTAATGTAGATTATGTACAAGTATCTAGAGAGCTTGATGGTGAGGTTGAGATCTTTATTGAGGATTATCAAACTAAAGAAGAGCTTTGGGACGGTGCTAGTGGTACTACACCTGCTTCTGTATGGGGGTTACCCACCCCATGGGTAAATATAAATGCTGATGGGTTAACACTTATTGCAGATCAAGTTGCTGAAGACGGTAGTATGGATGTTACCATTTCGTTACAGCAATTTGTTGAAGGTAAGCCTGTATCACAAAGGATAACACAAAATATACCTAACCCTCAAGACGAATTTAGAATCTCGCAAGAACAGGTTGATCAACTTCGACAACAGGAGGAGGAAGCGGTGAGGGCAGCAGATGCTGCAGCAAAAGCGGAAGCATCTGCGCAGGCAGAAGCAGAAGCGGCAGAATTAGCAGCTCAGGCCGCGGTAGATGCCGCGGCTGCGCAAGCGGAACGTACAGCAGCGGAATCTGCGGCTCAGACCGCGGCTCGAGCCGCAGCAAATGCAGCAGCACAGGCAAAAGCGGAAAGCATAGCTCAGGCCGCGGCAGAGGTCGCGGCAGAGGCGCTCGCGGCTGCTGAGGCAGCAAAAGCGGAAGCAGAAGCGGCACGCTCGCAGGCAGATGCAGAAGCAACTGCACAAGCAGCGCAAGCAACTAAAGCAGAGGAGCAGATCACCCAAGGTAGGAGGCTATATACAGCGGCTACACCGGATAAGCCAACCACTGCCGGTAGATTATCAAAAGCCGGTGAAGCGACTTCCGATGCAATACGTGACGCTGAAGTGGCAGCTAGGAAGGCGGCTGCTTATGAAGCTGAACAAAAATCGCTAGAACAGGCTAGATTAAGGCAGTTACAGGAAGAGGCGGCTGCGGTCGCCGCGAGTAAGGCAGCTATAGCTGAAGAAGCTAGAATAGAAAGAGAACGACAGGAAGCTGAAAGTGAGCAAAATGAAACGACTCGGCAAGAGCTTTTAAATGCTGCAAACCAAAGACGGTTGGAGGCGAGGAGGAGTTTCAGAGACAGTATATTACCAACTTTAAGTTTGGAGGAACTCACTCAAAGACTACAAGCTGATCAGCAAAGACTTACAGATATTAACAGTGGAGTGGAGGACGACCCCAGCGGAATGTTGTCAGAGTGGTTATTGGAAGATATACAAGTATATCTAACACGGATATTCACTTTAACTGTACAACAGCAAAGAGAAAGTCCAGAACCAGAGTCTGAAACTAAAAAACTCATAAACAGGTTATTAGTATCTAACTTACCAATTGCCGGTAAATTGGATATATCAGGTATAAGTGAACGTGGAGTTGGTTTTAATCCGAATAATTGGAGAGCCGCGACAGAAAAATCAATAACCATGGTGTCTCCAATTCACTTCGTAATGTCCAAGCATTGGGACGTACGGTATCCGGGTGATAGTGCCGATGGCGTTGTAAATTTTATAGATAAAGATGGAAATAGAGTAACTAGAAATATTGTTGAAAGAATCAAGATTGGCGACCGCAGTCTGGATATAAGTGTCGGAATTTTTGATTCACCGGTTGAAAACACTGCTATTTACCCCGTTCCTGAACCACGTACGGATTATAATTATATTTTACAGGATTCATATGTTGTTACAGTTGATGCGGAAAGAAAATCAATTCCAAGAGTAATGACATTCGACCGTGGCCGGTCAGAGCGCGGAGCAAATCCTGAAACTGTAAGCATTGCTCTACCTATACCAGAGAGTAGTTTCCAAGAATTATTGGAAAGGGGTGATAGTAGTGCTCCGTCATTTATATACACTAATAACACACCTATTTTAGTTGAGACTCATACAACCACCGGCGGTGGACCTTTTTATGGGAACCCCGATACTCAAAATGAGATTAATGCGGCAATGGAGCGCCTTAGCCATAATGCCGGGTCGCCTAGTTATGTTTTGCAGACAGTTGATATTGATAAAGCAATATCAGCTTCAAAACCAATAACGTACCAACCTGATCAGGTTGCTGATCCTATTCTGCCACCCGGTTGGGTGATGTCAGCGGCTGGCCCATATGATCCAAATGCCGGGGAAGGAAGTGACCCGTTTGAGCTGCCATCTGGCTGGCGGATGTCGGCGGCCGGTCCATGGGATCCAAATGCCGGGGAAGGAAGTGAAGGTCCCATCATTGACCCTGGTGGCCTCGATCCTACTGATCCTCGCACAAAGATCGAGGAAACGGATGATACAACCCAAACCAAAGAAGGTCCCATCATTGACATTGACTCCGGTGGACTCGACCCTCTTCTTAAAAAAGACGTCTTTGTTGATCCGTATTTAGAGGAGGAGGACGATGATGTCACAGATCCCAGCACGCGTGAAGAGGTCATTGATACACCCAGCGGTCTAGAGAATACTAATGATTTACCCGGGTCTAATTGGCCGGGTGGTTATACGAACGGTGGACCGTCTGGTGATTTTAAAATATACGATGATCCTACAACACCACCGTACACAACTCCACCACCTTACACAACTCCACCACCGTACACAACTCCGCCTTATACGACGCCGCCTTATACGACGCCGCCTTATACGACGCCGCCCTACACAACTCCACCGCCCCCATGTACTGTTCCTCCAACCAGGGTGCCACCGACTATAATTGTTGAACCGCCACTGCCGCAGCCGCCGGATCCGCCGGATCCGCCGGATCCGCCGCAACCGGAACCGGAACCGGAGGACCCGGTGTTTATATACCCGGCGCCGATCCTACCGCTGCAGGTACCTTTCTTAATAGAAGAACAAATAATAACTACGACCACGACGACGACTACTACCACGACGACTACTACCCCGGCTCCAACGACTACAACTACAACGATATGTCCCGAAGATCCGGATTGCAATAATTTGCAATTTTAGTAATTAATAATGTGGGAAAACTTACTATTGGAACCTGTGTTTATGACGACTATGAAGGACTTTATTTTACAATACAGTCTTTAAGATTGTATCATAAAGAAATTTTAGATCGACTAGAATTTGTTATTATTAATAACAATCCAAAATCACCACAAGGAAGAGAGATACGTAAATTTGCTGAATGGATTAAAGAGCCTTTAACTTATGTTGAATTTGATGCATTTTCCGCAACTTCTTTAAGACACAAAATATTTGGATTAGCGAATACTGAATACGTATTAGTAATGGACTGTCATGTATTAATTGACCCGGGGAGCTTAAAAAAGCTTTTAGATTATTATGATGCTGGAAAGGATAAAGGTAATTTATTGCAAGGCCCTCTACTATATGACGATATGAAAAATACAGCTACTCATTTTGATCTAGATAAATGGGGTAGTGATATGTGGGGCGTCTGGGGATCAGATAAAAGGGGTGATGACCCTAACGGGAAGCCATTTGAAATCCAAGCTCAAGGTCTTGGACTCTTTACATGTAGAAAAGATAGCTGGTTAGGCTTTAACAAAAAGTTTAGAGGGTTTGGGGGTGAAGAAGGGTATATTCATGAAAAATACCGCAACGCGGGTCGGCGATCAGTATGCCTACCGTTTCTTAGATGGGTACATAGATTTGGAAGACCACTAGGAGCTCCGTTTAAGCCAACAAGAGAGGATCGGTTCCGAAATTATATGATTGGTTTCCAAGAAATTGGAAAAGATACCACCGAAGTTATTGACAAGTTTAAAGATAAAGTGTCAAGTGAGTATATCCAAACTGTGAAAGAAGAGCTAGGATTATAAATTACCTAGAGTAGCTTCAACTTTAAGATCGTGCTTCATTGAGTGGAATCGCTCATCAATATATTTTTGAAATGCTAATGGTTTAATCCATTTATTACTTTCAATATCTATATCTTCCTTCCCCCCGACTACTTCCAGTGCTTCTACCAAGCAAGCCCAACGAACCAATTCATCAAATTCCATAGTTTTCGTTGAACCATCTTTTAATTTAAATTTATGTTTTTCCATACTTTATTGTATTATAGTTCCGTTCCTTGAGTATACTCTGATGTTATTTTGATATTATTATCTTCTATTTCTTTTACTCCTTTTGTTAGGTCAGCAAACGTTTTGTTTACATTTACTGTCTCTGTAAGTAGTGTTGGAACTAAATTAACATCAACCCTATATGTGTTGTTACATTTTTCACATGTATATGTGTTATCCATATTAATAAATATATTTTCCATAAAGGTATTATTATTACATGGGCATATAATTTGAGCTTCATTAAGATCTAATAACTGCTGCAATTCGGCTTCAAACTCCATGGTAAGATTACTTACCTTATTTAACTTAAAGGAGGAAACAACAAAAGCCGTAATAAATTGAAGCACAAATGCTAAAGTAGCGGCTTCCCAAAAGCCAAATGCATTACGAAGTGCAAAACCGAATAGAGCTGATACGATACATGTAATTAGTATCGATCTAAAAATAGTCATATAGCTATTTTAGATAGATCTTCCGGAATATCAAGGATAAGTTCGTTAATTTTATCAATTTTATCATTTATTTGATTAATTGCTCCGGATGAAATATTTTCATTAGCTTTTGCTTTCGAAAGCATATTTCTTAGTTCAGCTAAAGAGACAAACGTATTACCAAGGAGTTCATTCATTTGTTCTAGTTCAAAAGGTAAAATTGGCGGGGCTTTTTGATGTTTTTCGTTATCCTTGTACATATCTATTTGATCTTGTACATTCATATGAAAATTAATAGGATTATCTTCTGGGCCTACGCTATAAGGAAATTCCGGTCCGTCCATGTAATTATTTATGCTAGAGACTAAATAATTTTATGACCAAATTCGAAAGACGTTTTTTTAAATCTCTCAATGAACAAGCAGACGAGGATAGAGTAGCATTTGAGGCAGAATTAGAGGATGATACTAGTGCAGGGGATTTTGATGTAGATGTTGAAGTTGATGAGACTGTTGTAGAAGATGACCCTAACGTAAGGGCCGCTGTAGCAGTAGAAGAGCGTAATGCAGCTATGAGAGCTACTTTAAAAGGGTGGATTGATGAAATTGATGGGTTTCTGCATTATCTAAATGGTGAAGATGCTGATTCTATTCAAACCCTTTTAGCTAGTGCTGAGCCTGATACAATCTTTGATCGAATGAAAGCTTCAGAACAGCGTAAAATTGCTAGAGTCGCTACAGAGCTTGCTGCTCTAAATGAGTCGTTTAAAGGTTATATTGCACAGACTGGTAATGCTCAATTTAAATACGTCTGATTTCGATATTTTTTAATTTCAGATAACCTCACAATACCTTCGAGTCTTTCGAAGGTATTTTTTTCTATAAAATCCCATTTAATCTCATCTACTTTGCATGCTATTGCAATATCATTAAAATCTTTAAATCTTTTACCAAATTTTTCTGGCCATATAAAAACTTTCTCCTTTTGCTTTAGTAATGCTTCTGATTTTACTAATGAAGCTTGATCAACCCACTGAGAATCAAGTATCCACACCTTATCATACCATTTTAGAGTATTATTAAGCTGTTGTTCTTGTCTTTGAGTAAATGATCTACCTCTTTCAGTAATACCAGCTACTGCTATAGAATTTTTAGTAAAGAAAGCATTTAATGGTCCTTCAAAAATATAAACTTTATCATGATCATTACTAACTCTATCTATATTAAATAGCGTTTTTTCAGCTTGAACTTTACCAAGATACTTAGGTTTAGTCCTACCGTCTTTATTTAAAACTGTACGAGTTTGATAAAACTCAATCTCTTTATTTTCATTTATAAAAGGTATAACAAGTCTATTCTTATGAACTCTATCTACTAAAGAAACATATAAATTATCAGGTCGATTAACTGCAGTATCTAATCTCCGTTTAGTAATAAGATATCTAACAGCCGTAACAATATTGTTGCTACTATAATAGTCAAGTTGAAACTTATCAGACAAATTAATACTATCCTTAGGCAAGGTCTCGACTTTAAAATCTGACTTAGGTTTTTCATCTCTTTCAGTTATGTCTTCAGCATTAGGAATGTATTCCTTTAATTCCTTAATAATTTCCTCATCAGTATTGCCGGCAACTTCCTTAATCCATCTTAACGGTTTTCCAGACCAACCACAATTGTGACAAAATATGTTTTCGTTTTTTGGTATATAATAACAACGACGTTTTTTACCTAATGACTTACCTTCTCTACAAATAGGACAGCTGCATTGATATACATTGTTAAATTTATTATACTTTGGATAGAACCCTAGCTCAAAAAACTTAAGTATGACAAAGTCTTCAGGAAGCGATATCATTTAATTTATTATAAAGACTTTTCATAAAAAACAAATTATGCCAATCTTCTTTTTTATCAAGAATACGGTTAAAGTTGTATTCTCTACAATACTCAAGAAACGTCTTATAACAAGGATCCAGTTTAACTGCTAATTGGTCCTTATAGTATTGTCTTTCTTCCGGTAATTGTATATACTTATCTAAACAAAATATGTCAGCGTTACGCCTAAATATTTTTTGTTGTTTTTCATCTAATAGATAACCTGGGTCATCTAAATATTTTCTAACTGAAGCTTTACCAAATCGCGGTATGCCGGGTACATTATCTGATGCGTCACCTGTTAAGCATTTTGCTGTATACCATTGTTCAACATTCTCATAACCGGTTTGCTCTTCAAAGTTACCCTTTTCAAAAAACTTTTTACGGATCGGATCATATAAGGTACATTCAGAGCTAACCAACTGCAAAAAATCTTGATCTACTGAAACAATAACCTTGCTACCTTCATGCTCTCTACAAATATACGCTACAATATCATCTGCTTCTAACTGACTTGGGAAAATAGAGTTAATCCCCATTGAATACAGTATAGACTTAATTACTTCGTTATTTTCATGTGGTGATGGATCGTTACTCCTATTACCCTTATATTCCTTTAAAATACTCTTACGTATATTAGGTTTATGGTCTTTTTTTTCATCCCACACAAATATAGTGGTATCTGGAACAAATTGCTTCACGTAGGAGCTCACAGCGTTAAGCGTAAAGTATATATGAAAGTTGCTTACTTGATAATCTGTGTGTGCTTCAGTCTTTTTTGACTGTGCTTTCGCCGTATAAAACGTTCGGTGTATTAAGTTGTTCCCGTCTATTATTAGAGTTTTCATTCTTTATATATTGTGCCTCTACAACCGAAAAAACGTCTTCTGGAAGCTTCTCTACAAATTTAATTATATCACCGTTCCTTCCGGTATCAAATGATTCTTTTGGAACATCAATATTTTCCATTCGTGGAAGCGAAAGACAGCCGATAGTATCATCTTTAAGGTCGACTATAGCAAACATCTGCCCTACGTAGTCGCCTGTTTCAACAGCATATATATCTCTTTTACAGTATTTCATCTGGACCCATGCCATGATCTAACCCTTTTATATGATGCATTTCAGAGGCAAAATATTTTAATAGGAATGAATGTAGCGCTTCAGTTTGTTGTGGTGTTTTGGACGATTTTATATCTAGATGTCTTCCTTGAAAGTCATAACCCAATAAAATATAACAATCTAAATATTCACTAATAATATTACTCAATCTTAGCGCTAAGTCTTGTCTTCTTTTAAATGTCTTCCTCTCAACAAGACTTTGCTTTAGAGCCTTTTCAACCATTTCTCTTAACTCTTCATCATTATCGAAATTTTCAGAGTTTTGGTTAACTTCGTCGCTCATATTATTATTTATCTAAAAAATCGCTCTTATCATTTTGTCGCACTCCGGTTTTTAGCAGTTTACTAACAACAACCTCGATCGAGTCAGTTTTTAAGCTAAAGTTATTATTAAAATTTTGATTACCGTCATTAAAACTAAACAAATATTCCCCTACAAACGGCGTATTCTCGAAGCATGTAACAAATACAGAGGATCCACCCGGATCGACTAACACTGTCCATCTCCGAGGATCAGTTGGACTATACTTATGAAACATTCGCAATGTTACAAAATTATTATCTTTTAATCTCTTTATAAAGTATCCCGGGGTTCTTAATTTGTTCTTTTTATGTTGTGATGTCATTGAGTTAAAGCTGAAATTATATACTTTAATTTAATATCTTTATCTTCAATATCAAATACAACAACACCATACTCAGTATTTACTTTTACATTAAATTCGTTATTAATAATAGAGAGTAATCTAATATTATCTAAATTCACTGGAATTGGATTAAGACTAAAGTCAGCTTTTCCTAAATTTAAAGTAAAGTTATCAGTATTATGACGAGACCTATCTGTAAGCTCAGCCATTAAATTATTATTTTCAGTATAAAAATAAATTTTATTTGTTTCTGACGCAAAGGTACTTCCTTTAAACAATCTTTGCAAAGTGGGCTTGTCGAGAGTAAATTCAACATCAAAGGTAAATTTATTAATTTTATCTAAATTAATATTTGGTCTAGTTATAAAGCCTTCTTCAAAGAGATGGTACTTAAATTTAACACCATTACCGTTATATTGAATATTGTTAGAATTTATTTCTAAAGATATATTTTTATCTTCAATTGTGTCTAATACATTCCTTAATTTTTTTACATCCGGGATGTTTAATGTATTCTCAAACTCTGAGTTAGTTTTATACTCTGAATGTAGTATTAAGGTGCTATCTATACTAGAAACTAAGCTTGATACTTTATCTTTTTTAAGATCAAGAATAACGCCACTGTCATTTATTTTTGATATAGCGTCTAATAATCTTAAAAATTCACCCTTGTTTGCGACCTCTAGTTGTCTTTTTTCCATTATCTAATTTTAAGCTAATTTCTTTTAATATCAAATTTTGCTCTTTCATTAAATCAAGCAACTTATCAGCAAACTTAGGCTCGGATAAATCTAACTCCATTTGGTTAGTATTTTTATCTTCTTGCACACGGTCCTCATCATCAAAAACTGGTACTGGGACCGGTGTTGGTGGTGAAGCTGATTCAGCTAGCTCCTGTGCAGCTTGCTCCGGAGTTACTGGTGCAACTTGCTGAGGTCGCTCTGGTGGCGGTGGTTGTTGTGCATGCTGTGGATTAGCATCGACAGTCGGCATATGTGCAGTTTGTTCAAATGCCTGTTTCATTTTATGGGCATCCGGGCGGAGATTACCAGATTGACCAACAATCATTTGATCTTGTTGGTTTACCTGGCCGTAGGTCTGCCCCATCAACTGCATAACTGCCGCCTTTTCTTCTGGAGTGATTCCTTGGCTCATTTTATTAGAGATCTTTTAACAAATCATCAATGTCCTCTTCAACCGTATCTTTTCCAGCAGCGACTGGTTCCGGCTCGGCTGGAGTAGTATCCGGTTCTGGTGCTGATGTTGGAGCCTCAGGCTCATCAGCCCTGCAATAATAATGCTCTCTTAACATATCCTTAAGTTCATCATATGTCTTTTGTGTAAACACTTCACCAAGATCAAAACACCCTTCATAAACATCTTTTTGTTTATCTTCGGAAAGATTAATTTTACCAGCAGTTGTAAATCTCGAAGAGACATATGTTGGATAATCACCTTGCTGTTCAACCTTAATCTTAAAGTTTACACCACCATCACCAAGATCAAAAATACGAGGTCCGAACTCTTCTGCATCTTCACCTTCAATAGCTTCAGTAATAATTTTTTGAAGTTGTTTACCATATCGAAGAATTTTTACTTTGCCGTTATTATCCGGATTTGCAGGATCATCAACAACGTAAATATTAACCAGCCACTTTTCGAGACGGCGGACTGCTAGCATCTTTTCTTTTTCTTCCTCACTGCCAGTTCTAAGGACCTTAAAGCGTTCTTCTGCAATAGGATCTCGCTCACCAAATGTTTGCGGACTTAATGTCTGAACATACTGGCCGGTAGCAAAAGAATTCCATCCATGGTTATAATAATGGAAAAATGTTTTACTAGGATCTTTAGCATAAGGTAAAAGTCTTACCGTATACGTATTACCTACTTTAGTAGGCATAATTTCGTTAAATGTAGCGGACCCCTTACTTTCGGAGCTTGCTAACGCGTCTTTAATTGATTGGAACATTGAAGTATTAAAAGTACTCATGCCATAATTATAACCACAAAAAGGAAAACTTCAACCGGTTTTTATAACTGTATTTTAGAGTTCGAATTAAGGAACTTGGTGATATATTTTGACTTTGTTATTGCCGGCTCAAAATCTATGAATAGCTTTACTATATCAAAATTAGTTTCGATTGTTAGAAGGTCCTTTAATATATTTCTCAATCTCTCCTCCTGTAAAACTAATATAAAAATATTTTGTAGTGAAAGTTTTTTACCTTTTAGTAGGGAGCAGAACGTACAAAAGCAAAGTAACAGATGTTCTGTTTCATCATGTATTAAAGTCTTTGAGGGGTTTGGAGATATATTACTGGTTGTTAACACGGTACAAATGTTTTGGTTAAATTCGCGAATTGTTCAGTTAATTTACCGCCGGCGGATGCTGCGTGACCGCCACCATCACAAAGTTTTGTAGCTAATATGCTTAAGTCAACATCACTTTGTCTAGATCGTCTAAATGATACAGTCTTAGCTCCAGTATTAATAACCATACCAATATCAGTATTATATTTTTTAATTAAAAAATGAGTTAGCTCATTTACAGCATAGTTCGCGAACGTCGCTACAACACTATAGTTTTTTATCATCCCTGTAAATACCTGCCCACTATCTATCTGATCTTTAAATTTTTTAAAATACAGCTTAATAGCATTTTTTTCATGAATTGTAAAATCTCTAAACCCGTCTGAAAATGCCGAAATAAACTTTTCTGTTTTTGGAGAATTTAAATTGTAATATATAGCGTTTAATTTTAAGGACTCTTTGTGCTGTGTATTATACCAATCGTACTTGCTGATGTATTTGATTAATTGTAGTTGCTTGTCAGTTAAATGTGTTAGGTGACTTTTAAATTTATTAAAAATTAGATCTAAACAAGCATACTGACTGCTGTCTAATATGGTTTTAGCTTTTTTGTATAAATGCTTATGGCTGACATGTCCTTTATGTGTATCAATAACAACAACATTATCTCTATCAGCTAATTGAATTTGTTCTGGTGATAAATCCAAATCAACAATGTAGACTCTATCATAATGATCTAATGCTTGTAGCGATCCCTTAAATCTACCAGAAAAAGTATATTCTGAAACATCATTAATACTAAATGTTTTAGCATCTTTATATAACCACTTTAAAACAAGAGCAGAACCAGCTCCATGTAAATCAGTATCTGTCCATATTTGGATATTCACTTTTGATTATTTACTAAAGGTTCCTTATGATGCAAGCCCAGCTAATACATTAAGAGTATTATCCATATCTTCATCTATTTCGATATCATCAGCTTGTTCGATTGTTAGCGTATTATAATCGATTCTCATAGCTTGTGTAATACCACGCGGACCATACCGGTTTTTCATCATACCTAAGCGTATGACTCCAATTCCTCTATCTTCTTCATTTTGAAAGATAGATATAATAGCATCAGCAGTGGCCGCCAACCCGATAGATTCAGAAATTGTTGCTAGATCAGGGTTATCTGTATCAAACCCAGCTCGGTTTAACTGTGTGGCTGAAATAATAGGACAGTTAAACAAATAGCTCATTGCACGTACCTGTTCAGTTACATGTTTAATGCGCTCATAAGAGTTATTACCTACAGGTGAGTGCATCAAGTTTAGGTAATCTAATACAATAGCATCTAGCTTAATGCCTTGTTCTTGAAACTTCTTAACAAACGCTTTTAATTGATTAGCCGTAATAGTGGCAGGTGGAAACTCTTTAATAAAAATTTTACCACCTTGATCATTCATAGCCTGTTTAATACTAGGTGCATTTTCAGCTAACTGCTTCATTGGAATTTTTGTAACGTTACTACAAATTCGTCTAGCATATAACAGCTCAGACATTTCTAAAGTAACTAACAAAACGTTTTTACCATCTTCAGCCATATTACTGGCAATATTACCCAAAAATATTGACTTACCAATATTTGTCTCACCAGCAAACACATATAAAGCTTTTCCAGCTTCTAAAAAACCGCCTCCGAGACAATTGTCTAACCACTCCCATTTACTTGGAACATATCTTTCAACACAGTTAAGATCATCAATAAGCTTATCAACATCACCATACAGTTCTAGTCCTAAATCAGTTACTAAATTAATGTTGCATGATTTTTCAAATTTATCTAAAACGACTGATGTATCAACTTTACCTTTTGATACATCTTCTGCTACATTAAGCATTGTATGATATACGGCCTTCTCTTTAAGAAACTGTTCCGTATTATCATATAGTTCTTCTTTATCTAGAGTCTTATCAATATCACTAAACGTCTTAACGAGCTCTTTAAAAGAGTTCTTTTGTTCATCTGATACTAAGTAAGACTTAATCTCTGTCGTTGTTGGAAGCTTATTTCTTTTTTCTGTAAAGTCTTTAATAATATTAAAGATACTAGCGATCGCTTTATCTTTAAAATATTCAGGCTTTACAAAATCAGCAATAGAAGCCAAATACCCACTATCTGTAAGGGACTTATATATAAGAACATTTTCAAAATAGTCTAAGTCTAACTTACTCACGCCTTATGGTATTATATGTTATTCGGTTTTCCACTTATCTAAAAACCAATCTTCGCCCTTCTGAAATTCTTCAGTAAAAGAAGTAAGACCGGGGGATTTATGAGTTACAATAAAGTCGCCGACTCCAACTTTAAAGCCGGCTTTATGACACTGCATAGAGTAATCAAGATCATAAAAATGCCATTTAGAAGGACAGGTTTCATCAAATCTAATTTTTTTAAATACTTTTCTTTTAATTACGAGAAAAACTCCGTCTACTAAAATAGCTCTATTTGGATAAAATCCAAACCCTCCCATATTTTTTTGATTTTCAGTACCGTGGGCAACTGCGCCTACTAAATTACCGGAGTCGAAGCCACCGCCCATTAAATGCCAGAGAACTGGCTTTTCGAGCTTGACCTGATTGCAGCCAGCTACACCAATTAGATCAAAATTTTTAAAATTTCTTTCAATTCTTCTTTCAGAAAAAGCTTCGAGTATTACATCGTCATGAACTAATACTAAGTTTTTAACTCCTTCCCTAATTGAAAAATCAATCGCCTTGTTGTAGGTTTTTTGTATAGACTCTTTATTATACTCTTTTATAAAGATGTCGATATTTTCATCTTTACACGTATTGTAAAGCATTGAGTCTTCTTTTTTACCTGCTGTAGCAGAAAATATAAATGTTTTACTCATACAAATGTAAACGGTGACTTGGATTCAAAAGTGCCTACTTTATTCCATCGTTTTGTTTTTTTATTTAACTTCATTATAATTCCTTCAGGTAATATTTTATAACCGGATCCCATCATTGTAGAGTAGTTGCCCTTATTATTATAGTGAAGAAGTGACCCTACTCTCGCTATATAGATATCGTTAGTATTAGAATGCACCATACTTAAAGCATACGACCCCTCTAACATTGATAATACTTGCTTTATGGTATTAACTGGGTTTTTATTTACCTGAGTAAATTTTTCTAATAGTTCAACTATTACCGCTGTATCAACGGGATTTTCTAAAAATCTTGTATGTTTTCTTCTTAGTTTTTTCTCATTTGTTAAAACACCATTATGACTAACCAGCCATGTCAGAGATTCGAATGGGTGAGATGTGTTGTAGTTCCAGGTTCTTTTAGCGGAAGTAGGTGCCTGTACATGCCCAAGAAGATATTCTATATTTTCCCTACCAGCATAATTAAACTTATCAAAATTTATATCACCTTCATGTTTAGAGATATATTGATCATCATCTGATATGCATACAACGCTGCTAGCAAAATTACCACGCTCCTTATTAGCTTGGTATAAAATCTCTAACATTGTTTTGTCGAACGATCCAAAAATAGCGCACATAACATATGTTAATATATTTTACGAGGTAATCAATCTTCCCATGGAAATTTAAACCCTGGTTCCCACATAAAAGAGTTGTCGACGTACCTACTCATAAGCCCATCAGGCCCTTCTGCCCTTGTCTTTTCATCTATACGACGATTTCTGAGTATCCACGGGGATGGGGGACCTATACTTTCCCGGTGTTCTTTAGGTACTCTCCAAAACAGATCAATGTGACCGTATCTCGTATCTCTAGCCAGTGCACAATCTGGGTAATCGACACCATCGATGGTATACCATTTTTTCTTTTTCTTTTTGGTTTTTTGAATTCCCAAATTTTTAAGTGTCTTTTTCCCTAGTCCCTTTACTTTAAATAAATCGTCATTATGACGAAAAGGTCTAAATCCAACAATACGTCTAGCTGTGGTTCTTCCTACTCCTGGTAGTTTACACAGCTCTTTTTCAGTCATTTTGTTAAAATCCTTATAATTCAGCTTCATAGATATAAATATATTAAATGAGTTCCTTTAACTACACCGACAATTTTAGTGGCTTTAATGATTTATTCAACAGGTCAGAGTTTCTCGAGGAAGCTAAAAAATCTCCTTATGAAAAATATCACCCTTCTTTCGGTCCTGTTACAAGAGAGCTAAGATCTGCGGGGTTTAGTTCTGCACCATTAGATACAATTAACTTTATTAGAACGGTATTATATGATCTCGAGGTAATTAGTGATGAAGAATTGAATGCTGCGAAAAGGGGTACAGGGTTTTCTGCTAAAAAGAATAACTTATTAGCTTTATTAGATTCTAAGGAAAGAGAAATTGAAAAAAGTAAAGATGAGATTGCTGATGCAATAAAAGACGGTCTCGCGACGTATATTAATAGAGCTACTACTAATAGAGGAAGAGAAGAAAAATACGCGGCGCAAAAAGCTGCTATAGAGCTCGCAAAGGATATTAAAGCAGGTGCAGATGTAGGGGACGCGGTTGAAGATACAGTTGGTCAGTTGGATGACGCAGAACAAGAATTAGCGCAAAGCTTAGAAGATTCAAAAGCAGATCCAACTACCTTTATTGAGATTAAAATTAGAGATGCTGAGCGTGTTGAAGATGTCGGTAATATCGTTTCTAAGTATGCTAATGAGGATGGTTTAGATATTAGTAATGATACTGTACAGTTTTCAGTTGACCCTGGAACGCCGCTTGCTAAAGCAGTTATAGCACACGGTATTGATAAGATTGAAGCAGCGCTAAAGAGAGACGTTGATAAAATTAGTGATAGTGTAGTTGTTGTTATGGCTCCAGACGAAGATGAGCAAGTGGGTTATGGAATAGACGAACCGGAGGGTATGCCTGATGAGTATTCAATGGGTGAAGAGGGAGGTGGTCTTACTACACCAGAAGATAATGAAGATTGGATTCAGGGTGCAGTTAAGGGTATGAAGAAGAAGGGGACAGAAGGCGCTTTAACTAGAGCCGCAAAAGCAGCTGGTGAGTCAATGAGTCAGTATTGTGCATCGCCTCCATCAAAGTTAGCTAAAAAAAGATGTCAGTTTAGAGCAAATGTCAGTGATGAAGAGGATGATGAATTTGGTGGCTTAGAGCTTGATCATTTCTTAACTAAAGAGCAGCCGGAGGATTATATCCCTTCAACCGATTACGAAGATGTTTTAGATGCTCTTGTCGATGATGATAAAAGAGAGCATGCAAAAAAGAAATTAAATGGAGAGAATGAAGAGACACTAGAAGAGGACTTTAGTTACAGTCCAATGCTCGACTCACATCAAACCGATACTTCCCGTTATATTAACGAGCAAGTAGCTTCTGACAAACGTAATAAACTGACTGAAGTTAAAAGTCAGTCATTTAAGGAAAAATACAAGCCTAAGACACACTGGCAGCTAGAAGAGCTTAGACGCTACGGTCTCTAAGCACACTCCTTGCAGTTATTTTCTTTGTATAGGTCATCCAACTTTTCCTGTTGGACATATTGAATAGGGTCTTCATACCCAGCATCAATAAACCCCGTTATTCGCATACTACTTGACGGAGTTGTGGCATCAGCTAGCCCATCTTCTCTATTCGAATAGCATGTCCATGTATCACCATATGTAACTCCTAGTCTAATTCCTTCTTTAACAATTGCAGCCTTCGACATGTCAAGAAGCGGTGCTTCAATGTTAATTCTGTTCTCTCTATTAAGATCTGTTACTTCATTAACTACATTAACAAACTCTTCACTACCGTCCCAATACCCAGCTAGTGAATCAACCTGTGCAGCACCATACCATACTGTATCTGCACCTACACTTTCAGCATATGACGAGCAAATAGATAGAAACATTAAATTCCGAAACGGTACGTATGAGACAGGCTGTGCATCACCTGCCATCTCGCTAATATTAGGATTATCAATATCTTTATTAGTTAAAGATGAGGTAGGCGCAATGTCTTTAATATACTTTACATCTAAGACCTTATTAGTAATCTTTAAATTAAACCACCCGCTAAACATGTTATTAAAATTATTAATTTGTTTTTTAACACAAGCGAGTTCTTGTTTATGCCTTTGACCATAGTCAAAGGTTATGGTATGTATATGATCATAGCCTCTATCTTGTGCCATATACAACAGCACAGATGAGTCCATTCCCCCACTAAGAGTCAGTACTAGTTTCTTTTTCATTAATTAAATCATCTAAACCATCTAAACCTAATTCATCAGGTGGCTCTTCTTCTTTATTACTATAAGACCACTCATCTTTAATTCGTTCTTCAAGTTTTGGAAGAATAGTCTCTTCCCAAAGTTTAACATCCTTCCTCCAATTCTTATAATAGCCTAGCTTAGTACCATCTTCAAGCTGATAAGTTGCTCCAGTTTGAACTACTGCACCAACACCAACGGCCAGATCAACTAATCCATAGTAGCGATCAAGTCCAGAAGCAAATGAAAGGTATATTTCACCTTCAAGGTACTGTTTAATAAATCTATTTTTACGCGTAAGGGCTCTAATAATAATTCCAGCGTATTTTTTCTGACCAACTGCCAATTCCCCATCAACAGTCTTACCGCCATCTGATTTCATTGGCTTGCGTGCTAGTTGAACTGTTACTGATGGAAGATAAATGCATGATTTACCACCTGGCATATTTTTTTCAATAGAAGGAAACAGAGCTGTTGGGTCATCATAGACATGATTAGTACATAGGATAGTGGTTTGTGTAACTGACCCTAAATTTGTACAAGTTTGCATTAATGTCTTCATTGCGCGCGCTTTTGTACCCATATCTGAACTAACACTGTCTTTACTCATCCGCGACAGTTCAAGCTCTGATTGAAGATTAGCTAGTGAGTCAATAGCTACAATAAACTTACCCTCTAGTCCCTTTTCTTTTACCACCATAAGAAACTTATACAGTGAATTACGAGTTTGTTCAATACTAGTACAAGGAACATATTTAACTTTGCTAATATCTAGCCCTAATCTTGCAGCTCCTTCCGGGTCAATAGCATTTTCAGTATCAAAGATAACAGGGACGAGCCCGTCCTCCTGGGCCTTGGCTAGAATTTTTTGGACAAAAAGCGACTTACCTGTCATCGACTCACCGGCAAGTACTGTTACTCTACCTTTAGGTATTCCGCCGTGAATTGAACCGGAAATAATTGCGTTTAGCACATAAGATCCTGTATCAATCCATGATCCAACGTGACTGAGTGAATTGTTATCTAAATAAGTTGCGAAGGGGTTTACTTTATCAATAGCATCCAATGCACTAGTAATATCTTTATCCATATAAAGTATTATATAATATACGTCCTTAAATTCAATAAAAAAAGCCCCTTTCGGGGCTTTTAAAAAAGGTGGGTGAGAGGATTTTCTGGTTACCTCCAACTTTCGGGTGGGCAAGATGCAGTTTCATCTTTTTCCCTACTTGTACTCCGTTCCCTTACACATAATAGTCAGTTGACCCTCCATGTAAGTTGCAGCCCCCTTAACACTCTTGCTTAAAATGTTTATTCAGGCACACCCGGGTTGGGCTAGCTAAGCCCATTTAATTGTTAAACTTTATATGTTTTAATATATTCTTCTTTCTTCCTACGAGGTACATCGACCTCAAGGACTCCATTGACATAAGTGAAATCAATCTTGTTAAGATCAAACTCTCTTCCAACTGAGAACGACCTATTATAGGTTTGTTCCTTTTCCCCGTCATGGGCTTTTACTTGACGCTTTGCCTTAATATAGACCTCGCGTTGATCGGTGTCAGTAGAAAGATCTAAATTCTCTTTTGTGACTCCTGGCAGATCAATTTGCACGCTTAGTGCATCTTCATCCGATGCAAATCGAACTTGATCTCCTGTTTTATATACTTCTTCCAACTGGTGGAAGACTGGTGTCAGATTGAAAAAACCATCAAAGGCTCTTTCGATTTCTGCGATTGGGTTGTGTGTGTACTTAGTTAGTTTCATAGTAAAATTATTTATTACACAATGCGTATTTTAGCAATTAATCATCAAAGAGCTTAATTACTTCTGGCTCTTCTGCTGAAGTTTCTTGAATAGGCGGCTGAGGATTATTGATATTTTCGTACTGAGTAATGATTCTCTCGTCTAGCTCAACATCAGACGTACTAATGGCTGCCTTATTAAAGGTCCAGTTGTTCTTGTCCTTATCCTTTAGGAACTCCATAAAGATATACGGAAACGATTGTACTTGTAATTGACCGGATTGGGAGTCTGGTTGTACGTGAATAATCACAGGGTTAAAAAGAGTAATGTTCTTAGTATCCTCTTTTGTGACTGAACCTACGACAGTCCGGCCGATGTGATCAATAATTGTCTTAATTGGTTTTTTGTCTGCCATAATAATATATTAAATTAAATTTGGTAATAGTCCACTATTTTTTTTGATAAACTAAAGTACTTGCCACCTTAATTGCCTCGTCAAGCGCTTCTTTCGCTTGTTTCGAGAGATATGTTGATTTATCAGATGCATGAGTAAGAGCATCTCTCATTATAAAAACTGATCTTCTAATTTTTTCAATCTCCGTGGAGTTAATAGTTCCGGTGCCATTATCTGCTCCTGTAATAATCTCCTTTAGAATAGCTAAAGTTTCTAAAATACCAGCGATCTTTCCTCTCTTCCACGCCGGGTGTGCGTTATGAGTATTATCGTCTTCTGGTCTATCTAAATATCCGCCGGGTTGTACTGCCATAGTAATCTTATTTACTAAACAAGTCAAAAAGTTCTACTGTAACATTCTCAGCCGGCTTACGAATATTCCAACCCACACAATCATAAAATCTCTGAATGCCTTGAAATAAAATCTTTTCAAACATTTTGTCATAATCAATTTTAAAAGTATCTTTAAACTCGGAAGGGTAATTATATTTAAATCCAATACTATTTAGCCCATACTTATTTGGTGTCTCCACGTACATATAACGAACCTTATCACCAGAACCTAATGATTCGTACTTGTTGCCAGTATTAAGTTTATCTAAAAGTAAGTTATAAAAATATGCAGACTTAACATGAATAGGCATACTTTTAACTGTATTAAATTCATTACAAGCAACCGCATATTTTTCATATCCTTTAACACCCATAACAAACGCAAGTTCTTCTGGACTTAGTTCCTTAAAAATATCATATGTTTTATTAAGCACTTTATTTGTCTTAGTTAAAGACTGTGTACTTAACATTGTTTCAATAATCTTTTTTGCATATGGCTTAATAGCATTAGGCATTGTTGTACGTACCACCTCAACACCTGTATATTTAAATTTATTTTCCTTAATACCTTCATCATCGAGAATATGCATTACATATCTTTTCTTTTGTAAAAATACACCTACATCTGCAATACACTCTCGCTTAAACACAAACCGGCTATCCTTTGACAGTAGAGATTTTTTAGCCCAGCTCTCAACACCGGTATTTAGATAATTTTCAATCTCTTGAATTTTGTCATGTGTATCTTGATGTATATCATCACCATCTAAAAACTTTAGACCTTTATCTACAAGCGGTGTAATAGAAACATATGATGAATCGGTATCATTGTATACAATGCATTGTTCTAATTCATGGTCGGTAATTGTGGGTATTTCCTTTTTAATAAACTCTTTAATAAGCTCATTCGAAAACTTAATTACTGCTTGACCTGTTAATGTCACCGATGATGCGATATCATCATCTCCAATAGGAGCGTTTTTATTACCCATATAACCATAACACGAGTTAATAAGAATCTTGATAACCATCTGAGATGTATTAAGTCGTTCGACCTCGTACTTAGCATCTGTATACTCCGGAGTATCTTTTTTAAGCTTTTTAAGCTTGGTTTTAGCTTTAAAGAGATCTTTCTTAATTTTTACGCGTTGATTGTAGTAGTACTCTAAGAACTCCGGTATAATACCTTTTTTCTTTTGCGTAAATAAAATCCCGGCTTTTGATAAGGCGCATTCCTCATCTTTAAGGAACTTCGCAAAAGCCGGTCTATCGAGTTCAAACACTTTACCAGTGACATGTCGAATAATAATTTTATTATCAGTTGTTTCCACTTTACCTACTTTTGTTTCAGGTGAAGTGTTAAGAGATATCATTACATTTGGATATAGTGAATTAGCGTCAAACGAAACAACATGATTTTTAAATCCTTGTTTAGGTTCTGCAACATAAGCACCAGGATTTTTACCTGTATCAGCATTTCGTACAAATGTTGAAATAATCTCACCTCGGTGCCTAGCCTTAATACAGAGAGCTCCATTAATCCCTTGAATGGTACCCATTGCCCCTTCTAGAGTAGTCAGTCCAACATATGAGAGCATTCTCAATAACGGGACATATTGTAGCTTTTGTTCTAACCTAACAAGAAGATTAACGTCCTGAATGTTGTAGTCAATAAATGTGTCCCAGTCTTCATCAGATAGGGTTGCAAGATTTGTATCCCCGTAATCAATCTTTCGTTCGCCTAATTCAACCTCACCAATTGCATCAAGTTTATATGACTCACGAAGCTTTAAACAAAACCTCCTGTATACATCTAGATAATCTAAACACGCAATACCATCAAGATAATACCTTTTGAGATCTCTACCAAACTTACCTTTAACAGCTCGAAAATGTACTCTACCTAGCGGTGATAGTCTATCTACATAATCTTGACCGAGTATTCGCTCAATTCTATTAATAATGTAAGGTATATCAAAAAACTCTGAATTCCAACCACTTAAAATGTCAGGATAATCGTTTTCAAGATATTCAATAAATTTAATAAACATCTCTCGCTCATCTTTACAGTAAACATAATTCAGGTCTGATCTACCTTTACCGTTATAGGGCTTAATACCGAAGGTGTGAAACTGTTCTGTAAAGTTATCATAGCATGTTATGACGTTTACAACATGTGTAGGGTCTTCTGTATCCGGAAAGGAGTCCGGAGAGTATGTCTCAATATCTAACAAACATGTCTTTAATGGGTGCGTGCTAAATTCAGGAGTCTCATTTTCCTGCCAATACATATCGAGTAAAAATTGTTGCGCTGGAGGCATATTTTCAAACACTCGCTTTATGTTTGAGTCGCGAACAAATCTAGATCGATCAAAGCTTGTATTAAATTTACGCTTCTTAACTTTTGTACCGTAAATAGATGTCTTATCACCTACAGCACTTTCAATATAGAGATAAGGTTCGAACGAGCACTCATTCATTACACGCTTACCATCTTTATCCCAGGTAAATAAATTAACACAACGGTTTCTACCGTTGTAAACAACATTACGATATGACATCTACTACTATTATAGTAGTATAGTTCCTAATTCCACTCTCTAAGGAACCGTCTTTCAGAACTACCGTACGGTGTATTTAGCGCTTCAAGATGCGCGCCAATATTTTCATCTAGTTCAAGAATTCGCTGTTCACCTATTCTTCTAAGCTTATGAACATTTTGAAAATATTTGTTCTTCTTTTTCGGGTTTAGGATGCGATTAATTTTATCTTCAAACTCTTCTACAGAACTAAATTTGAGGTTATCAGGCGCTGCAGCATACGTATCCATATCCTGACACAGGCATGGTATACCGAGTATACATCCTTCAATATATTTGATATCAGATTTAGCTCTATTAAAATCGTTAACTTGAAGTGGCGCAACCATTAATTGAGCTCTTAAGCTGCTAACAAAGTATGGATATTTTAATAATGTTTGCCACTGGTAAAATTCAATCTTTTGTTGCTCAACTAAATCAGCAAGTTGTGGAGGAAAGGCCCCAACAAAAATCCACTGATATTTATCGACAGTCTTTCTTATAAAATCGCGCACTTCATACATATCGTCCTTACCGCCTGTTTTATTTTCTACATCGTAGTGTGCTCCGGAGCCTGTATATAGAATACGTGGCTTTCTTTTATTTGCCTCGTAATTTCTTTCTATATCTCTAGGATTGAAAAGTTGACCCATCCAACCATTTGGAATAAAGTTTGGAATAACTGTAATATTTTTCTGATCGGTTTTTTCTTGATAAAGCCTTCTCATAAAGTCACATGTGACTGTTACTTCATCAACTAAGTTAATAATTTCGATACAATTTTCTCGAATTTCTTCCGTATCAAATGCAAATTTAAACTTATTATAATCTGGAATTACTTCCTTAAACACAACATCATCAACTTCATACATTAGTTTAAATCCATGTTCCTGTTGAATTTGTTTTAAGTACTTAACGAATTCTACTTGTGCTGAAGACGCTTGTCGCTGTAACTTTACAGCCGTTACATTTTGATACCATCTTGGATCAGCAACCATAGCAGTTGTTGATTGTGACATGCCGTCACCTCTAGCGTTAATAGTTGCCTCCGGCCAAAGAATTCTCCAATGACCACAACCTGAGTAATCTGCTAGGTAATTTACATACCGTGGAAGGTTTGCTTCATGAGGCGTCTCCTCTTGTTTGTTTAAAGGAACGCCTGGCATTTGACCAGGTATAGAACTAGAGCTACCACCGGGTGGAGTTAATGGAGCGACATGTGGCTGTGGGTACGGTGACGGTGATATCATGCTATTTATATAGTTTAAAGTTCCTTATAATCTACCCGGTGTGTTATACCATTTTCTTTTTCTAGGTAAATGACATCTCCTGTGACGGCTTTAACGGATTCTTTTCTATGAGATATCACAATTGAACACTCATCTAGCTCTTCAACCCTGTCTTGTAAAATTCGCGTAATAAGCTCAATTCCCTTTTCATCAAAAGATGAATCAAACAGCTCATCATAAATTGCGATATTATATTGTACCCCGCCTTGTAGTCTTCTTATGTCAGAAAACGTAAACAGGCATGCTAAATCGATCGATTTACGCTCTGCTCCAGAAAAGTTAAAATAGGAACAAACTTTATTTTTTTCGTTTAAAATTTCTTCTTCAAAATATTCATTAAAGATACAAATTGAGTTAGAGTCTAAGCGTTTAAGATAATGTAGCAATTTACTATTTAAAAGGTCCAATAACTTGTTTACAATATAAGACTTTACACCTTCTTCTGAAACAACATACTTTACAATATCTAACCTAGCTAATTCATCTCTAAACTTCTTTACTTTCTTTTCTAGGTTATCAACGCGTTGTTTTGTCTCAATTATTAACGAATCAAAATCAGTTTCAGTAGATTCAATAACCTCTAAATCGTCTTTAAGTTCCTTTTGCCACTCATCTAGTTGAGCTATACGTCGTGTAATATTCTTTTTATTTTGCTCTTGTAGTCTAGCTTCAGATAATTTATTTTGACATTCATTTATTGCTTTTAAAAATCTTTCCTTTCTTATTTTTAATTCCTTTAGACCATCAGAATAATTCTTAATATCTTCTATTGCTTCATGAATACTTTCTTTAAGCTTTTCTTTTTCTTTAGCTATATGATCAGCGTCATGCTCTTCCACACTACGAAGACATACCGGGCATTTCTCTTCATCCGTACCCATTTTCTTATAATTTTCTTTTCTTGTAGATGCTAATGCTTTATTACGAGCCACTGCCTCTAAATTTGTTTCAATCCTTACATCTTGATCTTGAGCAGCCTCTTCTAAAGCAACTATCTGCGTTTGAACCTTATTGATATTTACTTCTTGTATGCATGTAAGTTCCTTTTTAAGATCTTCTTTTTCTTTGGTATTATTTTCTTGACGCGTGAGATATTTTTCTTTCTTTTCTTTTCTTGTTTGGAGGATCCTTTGTTTTTGGTCTTCATAGTTCTTATAGGCCTTTTCTATTTCTTCCAATTTAGTTAACTGCGTGTCATGATCGCGTGATATCTCATTATATTCATTACGTAAAGATGTAAGCATTATACTGAAGATTTCCATACCAAAAATATCTTCAATAAACTTTCGTTTTTCGATTTTATTTTTAGCCATAAAAGGAACAGCATTGTTAACTGTCATAATAACACAGTTTTGAAAAATTGATGGTGAGGCACTTAATACACGATTAATATACGCGGTGGTATTCTTAATACTATCTCTTGTTCTATCAACACCATCCTTAAAAATAAGAACCTTTGACGGTGACAGTGTGCGAATTATTTTATAGTTGTTCTTACCTTTGGAGGAATCGAGCTCAAAATCTAACTCAATATGTGTTTTACCGTTTGTAAGATTATTAGGTATAAGATCTTTTTTGAGCTCACGTAATGTCTCACCAAATATAGCAAAATACAAAGCATCAGCTATGGTACTTTTACCAATAGCGTTTCTACGGTCAGGTTTATCTTTATTTTTACCCGTAATAACATGAAGACCCTTACTGAACTCTATTGTAACAGGATCTTCACCTACAGATAAAAAATTTATTATGCTGAGTTTCTTAAAGTTTACTTTTTTCATATAAACCAAGAGTGTATTTTATTATCTCTTTTTTATTCTTAATTTCAAGAAGATTTACAAATTCTTCTATCGCTTGAGGTATATCTATACCTGATAAGTCTTCTTTATTTTCTGTATCATCAAGTAATCGATTAAAATTTATGTCGTAATCAATGGTTAGGGCTTCAGGCTTAAGTAAGGTTAATTTTTTAAGTAGTAGGTCCATATCTACTTGTGAAATATTCATATCAACCTTTAAGCGTGTAATGTTACCAGCAAAACTATCTATAATATTTTTAGTAATAGAGCCTTCCCTTACTAACTCACCAAGCGAGATCTTTTTATATGAAGGTGAGATGTTGTTGGGTGTAAAGTTATACTCTAGAGTATCAAAATCTAAGATGTAATACCCTTTTTGATTGTCTGTATCACCAAAATCCATCTGAAACGGGTTACCTACATACAGTATTGTACCTCTCCCAAACTTTTTTTCGTGTCTTGTATGAAAGTGACCAGATATTATTAGTGGGCTCTTTTTAAGTAGGTCCTTAACCTTAAACCCCTCCTCACAAACCCTATAAGAGTTCATTTTGAAAGTTTCTATCTCAAAATGGCCAAAGATAACATCGCTTTCAGGTACTTCTTTTATGTTTGTGTTCCAGGGGCAGAAGGTAATAGTACGATCAAAGGCTTCGATCGTGTCAAAAGTGTCTAATATAGTGACATTTTTGCGTTTCTTAAATATTGATAATGAATTAACATCAGTTCTATGTTTATAGTAAATATCATGATTACCGGTAATAGCAATAATATTAAAATCACACAAAATATCTAATATATCTGCAGATATTTGTAGTGTGTTAACTGATATCTCACTTCTGTTATGATGCCAATCACCACAAAAAATAAGATCTTTGATATTTTTCCGTTTACACTCTTCTTTAAACCAGTGAGCCCACTCTACAGCATAATTATGCCAATTAGAACTGTTTGTATGGACTCCTAGGTGAAGATCTGAAAAAATAGCAACTCTGGGTTTACTAATCTTCAAAAGAATTTTCTTCGTCTGCTGGTTTTACGTAAACATGTCCATGTGTATTATCCGGGTTGGACATATAATCTTCATATACACGCTCTCTATACTTTGTAACGGCTTCATGATGCTTTTTCTCTTTCTTAATTCTGTTAATAAACGCATGATATGCAATAGTTGTAAAGTAGGAAAAGGGATTTGTAGCTTTTGAAAAGTCAAATTTTTTATATTTTAGTGCAGAATACATTTTAATAAGAGCATCACCAATCATATCGTCTTTATAGGTATAGTTGATAAATGATGCGTTGTAACTTAGACCATAAGCAATTTTTTTAATGTTTTCTGCTAAGTCGTCAGTAAGAATATCAGTGTCATAGTACTTTTGTAACGATGCTTTAAAGACTTTAGGTTCAATATAATATGGTTTTTTCTCTTTTTTCTCTTTTGCGGCCATTTGTTTTATTATAATATAATATTGCTATTTTTCAACAATATTAGTTTCACTATACTTTATCTTCTCAATATCATAAATTTCTTTACGCTTTTCGCAGTGTCTTATACCGTATCTCAATCTATCACAAATATCAAATATAATTAGCTTTGACTTTAGGCTATGTTTTCGTAACCCTCTCCCAATCGACTGTACGGTCCGTACAAAAGACTTGCCTCCGGATGCCAAAATAATGTTATGCAGGTTTTTAATGTTAATTCCGGTCGAAAAAATTGAGCTCATAGCAACACATATTACATTTGTGTTGTTTTCCATTATTTTCTTAATTTCATCACGTTCTTCAACATCTACCTCACCTCTAATAAAGTAAATGCGCTTATCGGGTATAGTACAGAGGTAATCTGTTAAGTAATGGCCATGTTTAAGGTGATTTACTAATATAAGTGTATTATTTTCGAGCTTTTCACATAATTTAGTAATAAGGTCACTTCTAAAGTGGTTTTCATATATAAAATCTAACTCTTCCCTATAGGCGTTATCGGAAAGGTATCTCGGAGGTGTATTATACTCTAAGTTTAGTATCTTTACGTTAACATTTGCGAGATAATCCTCCAATCTTAACTCATAACTCGTTTTTTCATATATAACTGGTCCTAATTTACCTATAATCGACCATTTATCTAAATTATTTTCCGGTAATGTACCAGTAAACCCATATTTGTTAGGTGTTCTTATCCTAGATACTATTTTGCTAATCTTATTTGATGCTTTTATCTTATGACACTCATCAACAATAAGTAGATCAATATGTTTTAACCAATCATTCTGCTCAAACCGGCTCTGAACAATGCCAATATTACAAATAATAACATTAGCAGTAAGGTCAGGTTTAGTTTTACCTGTCCATTTAGTTATTTTAAAGGTTGTACCGCAATTTAAGAACTCGTCGTATGTTTGTGTCACTAGGCCTAAGTCAGGTACAAGCACAATACATTTAAATGTGTCTTTATCTTTACTACTTCTAAAGTAGTTTTCAACTAAGGCGGCCGTTGCAAAGGTTTTACCTGCTCCTGTACCTAAGACACATGTACCTCTACCAAGCTTAAGTGCCTTTTTAACAACATCCTCTTGATACTCTCTTAAATCAAACGCAAAATCCTTATAAAGATCTATATCTCTACCGACTTTTAATACTTTTTGTAATTTATCGGTTATTGTTGTTTCTTCTTTACCTAAAAACTTCTTAATCTCCCAATACAAACCTATTTCACACGCGCCTGCTGTAGTAATAGCGTATTTTCTTTGAGGTATGTAACGACCATACCGTCTACCGAATCGAGCTGCATCATTAATAATGCTAAAATGTTTTCTTATACGATTAAACAGATCTAGATCTTCTGTTTTTAGTAAAAGCTTGCGCGTCCCCGGGTTATAGTCAAAAGTTAGCATTAATACTGCTCCATTTTATTCATATCGATAACATTTTTAATTTCCCAATGCATGTTACCAAGAATCTTTTCCACCTTTTCGAGATATTCTATAATAGTATCTTGTTCTTTTATGCTATTATTAAGCTTAACCACAGATTCATACTTTTCAGCAGCGGATTCCGCGGAAGCTTGATTGATGCGTACAGGCGAATCGGTAATTACCTTTTTAACTAGGTCTTTTTTAAGCTTACTCTTTTGCGCAAAAAACTTATTGCGTTTAATCTTAGCTTCTATTAGTCTTCCTACCCAAAAATGCTTACGAGCAGGTAGTCTTTGCTGTTGTTCTTTAAGGTTGAGATCATTTAGTACAAGATCTTGCCCAATGTCTTCCATATACTTCTTTAGCAATTCCACAATACTATTATAAATATAGTTACAATGGAATCAAGTGGTAGATTTGAACAGTTATTTTTTAAGATGTTAAAAGAGTCGATGACAGCTGGTGCTGGTGGTGTATTTGGTGACGGCCCATCTGGACATGCAGTCTATAGTCCACCTGATACTATTGACTCCGGCGATACATACGCACCAGGTGATGCAAGAGTGCCTAAAGTGTTGGGTAAGGGTAAGGTTCAAACACGTAAAGGTTCTACTGGTAAGAAAAAGAAGAAAAAGAAAGAAACTGATGGTATAGATGGGGTGTTTTTAACTGGCGAAGAGGGAGAAGAGGATACTCACCCGGGGTACGAAGATACCACATGGTCTGATGGTAAGCTTACCATCACGATGCAGGATGTAGAGAGTAAGCTAGCGGAATTAGAATCGCCTGTTATCTCTATCCCAGTAGAGGGTGTCGCTCATTTAGACATACATACACGACACAAGCCTAATAAGACTCCGGAGCAAGTAAAGTCTACATATGATAGGGCTATGAAAGCTGATTTGAAGTATCCTATTATTATTACAAAGAATAGTGGTAAATATGATATGATATTAGATGGTAATCATAGATTACATAAAGCTGTTGAACTAGGAGACGATAATATACAGGCTAAGGTATTAGATTTATCAAAAGTACCGGATGAGTGGTTAAGCGTATTTGGATAGAGTGAGTGATTTAGGACATTGGGAGGGGATCCTCGAGGAAGGGACGGACTTACCTTACGGTTTCATTTATAAGATAACAAATCTTACTAATGATAAGAAGTATATTGGTAAAAAGCAGTGTAAGTGTATTAGAAAGCGACCGCCTTTAAAGGGAAAGAAGAATAAACGACGGTATGAAGTCGAAACTGACTGGAAGGGGTACACTTCTTCGTCAAATCAGCTTAATGAGCATATAAGTGTACTCGGTAAAGGTAATTTTAAGTTCGAAATCCTTAGATGGTGTGATTCTAAGTGGGAGTTGAGTTATTACGAAGCTAGATTACAATTTAAAGAAGAAGTATTGTTAAGAGATGACTACTATAATGGAATCATCAACCTTAGAATCGGTAAACGACGAAAGTAGCCATCTCTATGTACCGAAGATTCATAAGACTATAATGAATCTTAATTATTTCTTAACTAAATCCTTTAATGAGTATAATTATCACCTCGTTGAAAACGATTTAAGGTTAAATCGACATGATAAAAACAAGCTTGGTATTCATTTTATACTAAAGCAGATAATACATGCTGTTAAAATAGATAAAGAGCATAAAAAGCTGTTTTATTACAAGGTGGATAAAAAAGTCATTGAACATCAGCTTGTAAGGCGTATTTTTAACACGCTGCCGAGTATAATTAAGTATGATGAGGTAGGATTTAGGGAATTTATTGAAGGACAGGACTATGAAGTATGGAAAAGCCCTACTGAGGCTCAATTGTCTTTTAGAAACTTTCGGAACTTTCTTAAAAGATATGATCTAAAGCACTTAGAGAAAGAGTTTCTTGCTAATGTGAATATAAAACTCTCACTACTTCCATAAATATATACATGAATAAGTTTCTTAAACTGTTAGAAGAGAATCGACCAGGTGAGGACAAATATACTGTAGAGTTGAAGGATGTTAATGGTAAAGTAATGAGACGTTTTGCAATATCTGGTGTTGGATCGCCTTTTGAGAATTTTTTAGCTTTTGAGGATAGTGTTGGTGGTATAGAGGTTCCGCTTATTCCTGTGGAAGATCAAGAAATTCAAACCGGGCCTGAGAAATATGATGTTGATAGAGAGGTTAACAGATTAGCAAATCAAGGTGGTATGTTTTCCGGTGCTAGAGGCGCTAAAAAAGCTGTAAAGGAAAGACAGAGAGTAGCAAAAGACGCTGTATCAGTTTTTCAAAAGAAGACAGAAGAGTTAAAACAAGCAATAAGAGATAAAGCCACAGAACCCACAGAACAATAATTATGAAAACATTAAAACTATTTGAACAATATAAAGAGCTTTATTCTGAGCAGGATGAAGTAGAGGAGGTTGACGTTAACGTCGATGTCGAAGCGGATGCTACTGATGTTGCAGATATTCCCCCAGCGCCAACAGGCATTTCTCCAGAAGGTGAAATATATGTTGCTGAGCTGTTGACTAATGCCTTTATATATGCACCTAATATGCAAGATATAAACATTGCTGCACAGGTCAACAAAGAGTTTGGGAGGACACAGCCTAGAAAGGTTATTGAAACAATAGAAAGGTTAGTTGAATTTTCTGACGAGACCGTTGAACAAGAGCTTGAAACTGTAGACGCACACTAATCATGCAATGGTCATTAGAAGACGTTTATAAAAAGCGGGTACGTGGTAATATTCCACCTCGTGAACATCTTCATGTACTAGATGAAGCAAAAGTAACTATAGAGTTTGACGATGGTAATATTAAAGAGGTTGAAATAGATCAAGACGAAGCTAGAAAGTTATTAAGATTAGGTAAACAGAATACATCAATTGGTGTAATTAACGACTGGGTTGAATCAGGGGGTTGGGATAGCCCTTCGGCTATCTATAATTTAAGTGTTCGAATAAATGACATATATGCTAAGTCTATACAATTAGATAACGTGGGTATTAGGGAAGAATTTTATGATGAAGTAGAAAGATTAACTCGTTTAAAAAATTCAAACAGATTATCAGATTTACAACAAGCGCTAAATAAGGGAACAGCTAATTTTTTACGTGTAATTGAAAAACTAGGAGCTAAATACGATCTTAAGCATGTAACAAATAGAAAGGCTGTCGAATTAATGTCACAGATAACTTTTGAAGAGGGGGCAGTTGGAGTTGGGCCCGGGGAGGCGGTTTTAACATTGTTTTCAGAGGGTAAAAATCCAAAAGAGGGTGATATAACACTACCAGATGGATCGTTGGTTGAGGTCAAGTCAGGTGCAGGTAGACCGGGTAAGGGAAAAACGTTAGGTTTAATACGTAACTTTAATAAATTTGCAAAACTTCAATTAAAAGAAGCCAATATAGATGAAAATATAATTCAGACTGTGTTTAGTGCTATAAAAGATTACGAATTTAATGTAGCTCCAGCACAACAACGCGTTGTTGACCGGGTAATTAGTGTTATTGATAATAGTAGTTACGATTTAGAGACTAAGTTAAAGTTGGTTGAAAAGGATGTACGGCGTAGAGATTATTTTGAGAATATAAAAGATAGTAAAGGTATTGATGTAACAAAATATTTAGCTGATCAAAGAGAAGAACTTAAAATGAGAGATGCTGGTGAGGCTATAATTACAAATAGTTTTTTTGCTAAAGCACCACGTGAAAAATTAGTAGCTGGTTTGTCGGAATTTTCATCTGAACCAGATAGTGCAGTTAGTATTATTGATTCCTTTTTAGATGCGGCTGGTGATCCGGAGTTAAAGGGCCGTAAAATAGCTGCTGGGTTTCAAATAGCAGAATATTTTAAAGAAGAAGAAGAAAAGGGTCAAGGCTTTAATTACTTTTTATTCTTTAATAAGGATAACTTTAACATGGTAACAATAGGCCCCTTTAAGGGAAAGGGTTACAGGGAATATGCAACCAGCTCTATACAGAAATTATTCGAATTAGGTGACAGTATTACTATTTCACCTAATACAGGTGGGGGACGCGGAGGTTATAACTTAACAATAAAATAAATGAAAAACTTTAAACTATATTTCGAACATTACTTAGAGTTAATCGAGGAAGCTAAGGCTAATACACACCTTACACACTTAGAAGAACTGATCCTTACAAGAGGTAAGGGTGGTTATGACCAGGCTAGGGGCTTTTTAACTAATTTACTCGGCCATTTACAAGGAAAGAGTAAAAGAAAGATCGGTACTACGGTAAAATGGGATGGAGCCCCTGCTATCTTTGCTGGAAAGCACCCTGATACCGGTAAATTCTTTGTTGGTACTAAGGCTGTCTTTAATAAAGAGCCTAAAATTAACTATAATGACCAAGATGTTGAAGTTAATCACGGGCATGCCCCTGGTTTAGCGGATAAACTTAAGAAGGCTTTAAAATATCTACCTAAGTTAGGTATTAAGAACATAATGCAGGGTGATTTTATGTTTGATTCTTCATCGGTTAAGAAAGAGAACATAGATGGTGTAGTTCATTACACATTTCAACCTAATACGATCAAATATGCAGTAGAGGCTAATTCAGATCTAGGTAAAAAGATAGCTAACTCCGTGTTTGGTATCATATTCCATACAGAATATAACGATTTAGACAGCCCGGCGGCGTTTGGTGCTAAAGTTAACCGGTTGAAGCAGGTTCCAGGTGTTTGGTTTGATGATGCCTACTTTAAAGACGATACAGGCGTTGTAAATTTAACAAAAGATGAAGTAAAGCAGGTTAGAGACTTAATAAAAACCGCTGATTCAATCAAAATAGATTACAAGGACTTACCTTCTGATCTTCTCAACCCTTATATTAATACGGAGATTCGAGAAGGTAAGTTCTTAAATGATCCAGAAGAGTCTTATAGAAACTTTATTGAATGGTATACTACTAGAATTAATAAAGAGGTTGATAAGAGAAAATCTAAGCGTGGAAAGCAAAGATTAGAAGAAACTCTTAAGCAAAAAACAGCTCAGTTCCAAGCTCAAAAGGATGACATAGTTAATCTGTTTAAGGTTAGTAGTTTATTATCACAGGCTAAGCAAATCTTTATTAACAAGTACAATAATGCTGTTTATAACACTAAACACTTTATCGACGAGGGTGAAGGTAAGTTGAGAGTTACTTCTCCAGAGGGATATGTAGCGGTTGATAGAGATGGTAATGCTGTTAAGCTTGTTAACAGATTAGATTTTAGTTCAGCTAACTTTCAAAAAGATAAACCCGGGTCATGAGGACATTTATAGAATATTTTGAAGATATGGAGACAAGAGTTGAGCGAATCGCTCTGCTTCCCGGTGGATTTAAACCGCCTACAAAGGGTCACTTTAATGCTTTAAGGTATTTGCTTGATGATGCTGATAGAGGTGTCGTATTTATTGGTGGTAAGGAGCGTGAAGGTATTACACCTGAGCAGTCTGAACAAATATGGAAGATATACTCAAGATATTTTGATAAGAATGTAGAGGTTGTGTATGTACCTAACCCTGTAAAGGCTGTTTACGACTTCGCTGATGCAAATTTAGATAAAACATTGTTAGTTGGTGCGGGTGAAAAGGATGCGGATGTTAAACGATACAAGTATTTTCAGGATAATGTTGAAAAGTACCCTTATGTGAATGTGGTAAAGATACCAATGCAGGAGGAAGGTATATCTGGTAGTGAGACAAGACAAATAATACAGCAAGATATTGACGAAGCGTTAGATTATTTTGTACCCGAGGAAATATCCATTGAGGATAGAGATCAAATAAAGGCCATACTAGCATAAATAATAGTATGAGAGATGAGAAGCGTAAAGAGAAACAACTTCTAGAACACGCCTACCATAAGGTACAGGAGAGTATAGGTCTAGGTCATGGTGCACAAACTGCTTCTATTGGAGCCGTGGGACCTCTTATTACGGGTGATGAAATGCCGGTCCCTGAGGTTGAATCGGAAGAGTGTGGTAACGTGACACCAGATATAGCGGTTATAGCCGCTCAGGCAATTGGTGCTATAGCTGAATTAGCTACAGCTGCTGGTGCTACTATCTCTGTAGCGGTAGATATAGGTGAAGAGGTAGTTGATGAAGTTGAAGTAGTGGATCAATTTAATGTAGGGTACGAGGATATTGAAAACACTTGACCATAATCATAAATAGCAGTTGCTATGAAAAATTTTAACCGGTTCTTTTTAGAAAAACAAGTCTTAGGACTCATCGAGTTCTTTGATGTAGATGGTATTGGTAAAATTCCATCAAAACTCGACTCTGGTAACGGTGCATTTAACGTTATTCATGGGGAAGATATACAAGTGCAGGGTAATAAAGTGCTTTTTAAGACAGTTAACAACAAACATCTTATAAAGGATAAGGTAGATACTATTGTTATTAATGTCGGTGCTGGTAATACTGAAGAAAGACCTGTAGTTAACTTCGATCTTAAAATCGGCAACAAGGAATTTAAAGATATACCCTTTTCAGTAGGCGATAGATCTACAAACCTATTTAAAATCTTAGTAAGTAAGGATTTTATTGAAAAAGAGCTAGGTGCTCTTATTGATGTTAGTCAAGAAAACATCGCTGATGAAGAAATAGAGGCATCTTATTAGATACATTGACCTCTCCAGTCAGACACAAACTGATAAAACTCATTTCTAGTAGCAATATCATCTAAAAAGTCACTACTAAGTCGACTAGTCTTCATTTCACACCCATCGTGCTTAATTCCCCTTAGACAAGCACATGTATGAGTAGCAGAAATCATAACAGCAACTCCTTTATTACCTTCACAAATTTCATCAATAGCTTTATGAATCTGCATGGTTAAACCTTCTTGAATCTGCGGTCTTCTTGCATAATGCTCAACAATTCTGTTTAATTTACTCAATCCAATGACCTTTCCGCTCGGAGACGGTATATAAGCTACATGAGCTCTACCTGAAAACGGTAAATGGTGGTGTGAACAAAATGACTTAACAGGAATACCACCTTGAAACACCATTCCATCGTATCCATCTGATGGAAATGCTGTAACATTTGGAAGTTCGTTATAACAACCAGCAGCTAAGTCAGTTACAAAAGCTTTTGCTACTCTTTTAGGTGTATTATCGCTATTAGGATCGTTTCGCCAGTCAATTCTAAGCGCATCTAGGTACTTCTCATAAGCCTTTGCTGCATCTTCAATAATTTCTTCCTTTTCTACACCTGTTAGAGGCATATTACCATTAGCCGTCGGTAATTTAGTAACTTTAGTTCGATCCATATCTTATATTATATATATTAATTTTTGTTTTCAAGACTAAATATTGTATATGGCAAAACTGTCACAAAAGGAGCTGCTTGAAGAGGGATTTTCAGATAAGATACGTGGAATAGCGAAAGCCGCGGCAGCGGGTGTAAAGCAAGCCGCTCAACAGGGTATAAATCTTGATACCGGTAAGCTTGTAAAGGGAATGACGAAATCTTATAAGGGTGAACAACCGATCGCGGTTCTTAAAAAGGAACTAGCTAATGACCCGAGCATAGAAATAGTTAAAATTAATAAGAAGGGTATTACAAAGCAGCAAGCTAGTGGTAAAAAGGGTTACCTCGGTAGAATTGTCGGCCCAAAAACTGTAACCCTAATTCCGTTTCAGGGTGTCTTATATGATAAAGGTACAAGAGAATATGAAGGTGCTGACGCCGGTACTATAAAGGAAGCTCGAGCGGCGATGGGGCATGGTCCCGGGTCTAGAAGTAAAGAGGGAAAATATAACCCTGTTAGTAAGAAGGGGTCGGTGAAGAAACAAATCATTGGTTCTTTAGTTAAGTCTGGTGTTAAGGAGGATTCCGCAAGGGACGTAACTGAGTATATCAGTAAAAACATGAAAGGTTTTCTCAAGTATATAACAGAGGCGCGTCCAAATATTCCGGAGTTTACATATAAAGGAAAGCCTGAACTCGGGGTTGTTGATTTACCTGATGAAGAGCAAGAGGAATTTTCTGACTACATGAAAATGGGTCGAGTAAAATTTTTAGAAAGTTTAGATGATGAGGTTATTATAGAGTTGTTAAAGACTTTACAAGAAGCTCAACCGGGGTATGAGATAGAGTTTACAGAAACAAAAGAAAAGAAAGAAGATACACCATCAGACTACGACGAGGGAATGTTTGTAGCAGAAATATTTCGAACAAAAGATGGCTTAAAGCTTGGTGATATATACCGGGAGGGAGATCCAACGGCTATTATAAGAGGTGCAAAGCAACCTAAGAAAGAAAGTAAACCTAAACTGTCTCCGTTTGATGTGACTATAAAAACTTTTAAAGACAAAAATTCACCTATTACCGCGGCTACATTAGCACCTGCGCTAAAGATTAATACAGAAACAATTGTAAAGATTACCGGTAGAGATGAAAGTGTTAAGTTACAAGATGATGAAATTGATAAGCTTAAAGCGGGATTAATTAAGCAAGGGGTCATTAAAGAAGGAACTAATCAAAAAGATCTGCTAAGACAGTTGACTCTGCTTTCCAGTTAATTAATTAACCGAGACTGGACGAGGGAGACTCTTTAAAGTTCTTCCCTATATAGTTGACATCGTTCCAGTATATAATATAATATTAATATGAGCGTTTATACATCGTCAAAACTAATTGAATTAGGCTCTGCAGCATTTCGTCAATGGAGAGCATCACATAGCCACTGTAAATATTTGCATGGATATCAACTTAAAGCTAAATTTACCTTTGGCTGTAAATCATTAGATGATAAAAACTGGTGTGTTGACTTTGGAGGGTTAGATGATCTTAAACAAGCTTTACGAGATCAATTTGATCATACTACTGTAGTTGCAGGTGATGATCCGGAATTAGATACTTTTAAAACACTTCATGAAAAGAATATAATTCAACTTAGAATTATGGATGGTGGCGTAGGTGTTGAAAGATTTGCAGAATGGGTCTTTAAAACTGCAGATACGTGGATTGATGAAGTTACTGAAGGGAGATGTTTTGTTGTAAACGTTACTGTAACAGAGCATGGGGATAATTGGGCAAGTTATACAAAGCCCTTAACTGAGAATACAACATATGTTGATGAGGAAGGTGGTAAACTATATGTCACACATGAAGAATTCGAAAAAACTTGGAAAGATTGGCAACAACAAAGGGAATCTTCTGCAGATGTGGATCAGGAAGGACCGGTAACAACTACTATACAGCCAAAGGATGATTCATCCAATGAAAATCCAAAAGCAGCTCGTGTAGGTGGTGATGTAGATCGAGACACTAATTTTAGTGATCCCTTTAAAGGTACTTCTTGGGGTAATTAAGTTCCTAATACAGAGCAAATAAAACGAAGTATCTTACTTCTAGCTATTTCTGAGATCCCGAACTTAAAGGAATATATATCATTATCCGTACATTGTTTATTATTAAACATGTTAAATATTTCTTTATACCCAGATTTATTTACATCAGCTTGATTACAGTCACCAATTACAATATATTTTGTATCTCTTCCAAATCTAGTTAGGATTGTTGTTAGTTCTTTACGAGATAAATTTTGTGCTTCATCAACAATAACTAAAGCTTTGTTAAACGTTAAACCTCTAACAAAGTTAACAGGTATAGCCTCAACAACACCCTTTTGCTTAAGCATACCATATGTACCACGATCAGCAATTTCAGTTATCTTTTCTTCAAGAGGAATTGAATACGGTGAAAACTTATCATCAATTTCACCCGGAAGTGACCCTAAGCTTCTCTCTGCGGATTCTGTAACAGATCTAATGTAAACCAGTCGCTGGAACTTCTCCTCTCTTATTAATTCTAAACCGGCGTATACAGCAATATATGTCTTCATACTACCTGCAGGCCCATCAACAAACCCCATTTTTGTTTTAGGGTTCTTAACACAGTTATAGAACTCGCGATGTTTGGGGTTAAAGTAAAAAGGCCTCTTAATTTTAAAATTAAACAACCAATTATGTTCAAGGGATTCTGTAAGCTCAGTATCAGAAGAGCTTACCCGACGCAGCCGCGCAGATTTAACACTCATGTATTATTATTTAGTTGAATTCACACCAGGTTGTTAATATAATTAAAGAAATGATTGATTGTAATAAAGAAACTCTCCTTGTATCTGATGATAAGGCATTTTATACACTTGAAGGTGAGGGTGAATATGTTGGCATGCCATCGGTGTTTTTTAGACTTTCGATGTGTAACCTAACATGCAAAGGCTTTGCTTCAGAGGACTCACCGCATGGCTGTGACTCATATATCTCTTGGTCTGTAAAAAACAAAATGACATTTAATGAAATATTTAAATATTTTGAAGAGCATAAATTAGTAGACAAATTACGTAACGGAGCTATTCTCAAAATTACCGGTGGTGAGCCTCTAGTCCAGCAAAAGCAGCTTCTTAAGTTTATGACAGCATTTATTAAAAAATATAATTACCACCCTGTAATAGATTTTGAAACCAATGCTACAATTAAACCCGATGAAAGGTGGTTAGATGAATTTTTTGCCTCGTTTACAACTTCACCTAAACTTATATCCAACGGGGATCCCGAAGAGCGTTCATATAAACCGGAAGTGTTAAAATGGCATAGAGAGGTTGGATCCGGCTTTAAGTTTGTTATTACGTCTGATGAAGATATTAACGAAATATGGCGTAAATATGTTGACGATAAAACTGTCCGGGTTCCAAAAAATAGAATATGGTTTATGCCTTGTTCAGGTAGCAGAAAAGAACATATCGAAAACGCACCAGCTGTAGCAGAATATGCAAAAGCTATGGATGTAAATTTTTCACCTAGGTTGCATCTCTTAATCTGGGATATGGCATTAAAGGTATAACCTAATATATATAGTATGAGAATCGCATTTTCAGGGACAGGGAACAGTGGTAAGACCACACTTTTAAAGAGCTTTCTTTTTACGTGGTCAAATTATACGACACCAAAAAAAACGTATAGAAATGTGCTGGAAGAAGAAGGATTACCTCATTCTTCAAAATTAACAACGGCAACACAAGAGTCGATACTTAACTTTATGGTTGATGATGTTCAATCAACAGGCAAAGATGACAATATTGCGTTTGATAGATGTTCATTGGATGCTATCGCTTATTCAATGTGGGCGCATGGTAAAGAAGTAGAAGGCTTTACTAAAGAATTTGTAACTAAGCAAATTAAATTAATGAGAGAGTCTATGAGATCTCTTGATATTGTCTTTTTATGTCGCTTTGATCCTACACAAGCTATCCAAGACGACGGGTTCCGTGATACAGATAAGGATTTTATTGTAGAAGTAGATAATATTTTTTATTCCCTTTACAGACAATATACTGAACACCCGGAAGCTGATATTTTCTTTCCAAAAAGCGACTCTCCGTGTATAATTCTGCTTCCAGATAAGGGTCAAGAAAGAATTGACTTAATAGGTGAGTATATAACACCAGAAGGCAATATGTATGGCGATGATAGCTCTATATTCAATCAACAAAACATCGATCAGTTAGAGGAGTTAGTAAAGCAACAGCAGGGTGCTCATGAATCTGAAGAAAAAGAAAAAGAGCTTAAGAAAAAGTTTGGAATATCTGACGGTGATTATCCCCAAGTAACATTATGAGTCAAATAGGTATTGGTATTATTACGTGTAATAGGCCTGACTTCTTTAAAAAGTGTAGAGAGTCTATTAAAACAGAGTGGTATAATCATATCGTTGTAGTTAATGATGGTAAAGGGCCAATATTTGACGCGCGATCACCGGTAATTGCAACATCCGGAATGGAGGGTGTGGGTCGCGCCAAGAATATGGCCTTTAAGCACCTATTAAAGAAGGGTTGTGATTATATTATTTTGGTAGAAGACGATATGTTGTTTAAAGATAACCTTTTTGAGCAGTATATTAAAGCTCATAAAGCAACAGGTATACACCACTTCATGTTTGCTTATCACGGACCAGCAAATAAAGCAGGAATAAGCAGAGGTAGGCCAGTACCACGTAAGATTATTGATTATAACGACGTTAAAATTGCCTTAAATCAGCATTGCGTTGGAGCTGTTTGTTTTTATACACGGGAATGTTTAGATAAAGTAGGGCTATACGATGAATCGTATACTAATGCATTTGAGCACGTAGATCATAGCTATGAATTAGCTAAATCAAATTTTAGTCCACCGTATTGGTGGTGGGCAGATATTGAAAACAGTTTAGATTATGTGGTAGAGCAAGCATGTTCAGAAGATAACTCCGCCATACGACCAAGATCAGACTGGCAATCAAATATACAGAAGTCTGCTATAAGGTTTTCAGAGAAGCATGGTGTATCACCCGTAGAAGTTGCCGATACACCGGTAGAAGAAGTAATTGCTAAACTTAAAAACATTAAAAATGAAAATAGACCTGTTTTGTCCAAGTAGAGAAAGAATTAATAAGGTATTAACCTTTATTTGCAGCATAGCTACAACCGCTAAAGATATTAATAACATTAATTTTGTTTTAGGTGTTGATGATGATGATCCAAAGCGTGATATTTATTTAAAGATCGCTCAAAATTTTAGCTTTATACAATTAGTGGAATTTCCAGCTAACATGTTTAAGGAAAAAGGTTTATCTGGTCTATGGAATAGAATGGCTGAAGAAACAACTAATAGTATTATTGCTATGGTAGGCGATGATATGAAGTTTGAGACTCCGGATTGGGATGAAAAAATAATTAAGGAGTTTTCCAACAAGCAAGATAATTTTTATCTTATTCATTGCAATGACGGGATGAGAGGATCGGGTAATAAGTACGCCAATGTTGCGCCTTTGGCAGTTAACTCCTTTATACACCGAGACTATGTTGAAACAATTGGTCATTATGTAGAAGAAATCGAAATAAATACATTCCATGATACGTATCTAGATAAATTATTTGAGACTTTAAATCGAAAGATATATTTTCACGACATTGTAATAAGACATTTACATTTTTCAGAATATGGCGGTAAGGATCAAGCATCTATAGATCTTGAAAAACAAAGAGAAGGTGTATGGGACAATAATAACCTCTTCGAAGAAAAATTAATGCCAGAGATCCTAAAAGAGGTAGAAATTATAAAAGCAAAAATTTCGTGATAATATATACTCATTATAGTGATTCTCATAAAGAGCTATATGATAATTACTTTAAATCATCTTTAAGAAAATTATATCCTAAAGATGAAGTATCTATCCGGGCTGCATATCACAAGCAAACCACAGTTGAGGGTAAGTTTATGGAAGCCGGCTGGCTTGAGAGCATGAAATATAAGCTACAAGTTATACTGCAAGCTATAGATGAAAATAAAGACGATTATTTTATTTTTGCTGATACAGATATTATATTTTACCAGCCATTTATTGAAGATTTACTAGAAGAAGTTAAAGGTTATGATATAGCATGCCAAGAAGATTGTAATTCTTTATGCGCGGGGTTCTTTATAGCCCGTGGTAATGATGCTAATAAAAAACTATTTACAGAGATATATAATAACTTTACACAGATGGTAAATGATCAGGTAGCTTTAAACCAATTTAAAGATATGGTTAAGTATAAACTTCTTAATAAGAAAAAATACTATACAATAGGCAATTTCTTTGACAATAATGACGGTACTCATAGGTGGGATGGGGTAAGCAATATAATACCTCCAAAAGAAATGAAAATGCATCATGCTAATTATGTGGTAGGTGTCTCTGATAAAGTCAAATTGATTAATTTAATAAAGAAAAATTATGAAGATTTGGTATGATAAGGGTAAATTAAATTTAAATGAATTTAAATCTGAAAAGTTTTTATTTTTACCTTTATATAGTAAAGAGGTAATAGATGAAAATAATGATTTCGGTAATAATAGTTGGTCAGATGAAATAGAAAGTATTGTTGAATACACATCCATAGAAGATGCTGATTATATAGTTTACCATGATAAATTTAATCAAGATATTATTCACTACTCGCAGTATAACGATAAGCCAATATTAGCTTTCTTTAATGACGATAACTGCAAGCCTATTAGCGATAAGCTACCTAGTAATATATATGTGTTTAGAACATCAATTAATAAATCTAAGCAAAAACAAAACGAATTTGCAATGCCGGCATGGAGTCGTGATTTTAAGATTTCTGGCTCTTCCGCATCATTTACCTCTAAGCCTGTTGTTAGTTTTTGCGGGGCAATAACAGACCCAGTTAGAGAAAGATGCATTCATCAGTTAAAAAATAACCCTAAATTAGAGACGGATTTTATTATTAGAAGTGCATTTTGGGGAGGTGATCCACATAATCCTACCTTACGACATGAATATATACAAAATATAAAAAATAGTGACATGGTATTATGCTGTCGTGGAGCGGGTAATTTTTCATATAGGCTCTATGAGACATTATCATGTGGTAAAATACCCATTATAGTGGATACGGATATATCATTACCATGCTCGGATAAAGTTAAATGGGATAAATTTATTATTACGACACCGGAAACAATAAACGATGATATTAACAGTTGGTGGGATAGTCATAATACAGATTCGTACACAACTCAGCAGCAATACAGTCGACATGTCTACGATGTCTATCTAAGTCCTTCAGGATTTGCTTATTATCTATCTACCGGTACATTCTTAAAGAGATGAAAATAATAAATCATGATATATTATCTAAAGAAGAATATTGCGACCCTGTAAAAACAGAGCAAAATATTCAAGAGAGTTTGTTTAACCATCTTGAAGACCTACCCGATGATTTTAACTACGTTAATATACCAATAGCTCAAACTATTAATAAGTATGGTGTACCTGCAGCGCAGAGAGCAATTAATGATATTGAAGCAAAATATAAATGTAAAAAGAAATTTGTATGTCAACATATTCTAGTTAATAAGCTTAACTTTTATAATAATACAGTTTTTACACCACATGCAGTTTCTTCAGATGATTGGATATGTATTCCACATTATAATAGTTTCTTTAACAAAGAAGATGCAATCGACTACAGTACACGAAAATATAAAGCTAGTTTTATAGGTAGCTCTTCAACACATAATATTCGTAAAGAGTTATTTGATTTAAACAACGATAAAGATATTATTATCAGAGACACCGGTAATTGGTTTTACGAAAAGGAATCTACAGATAGGGAGAAATATTCAGATAAATTTAAAGAGTTTTTACTTAACAGTAAGCTTAGCTTATGTCCGCAAGGAACTGGCCCGTCAACTATAAGATTATATGAATCAATGGCTGTAGGCAGCATGCCAATTATTTTTAATGATGTAAAAGTTCCATATGGGTTTGAAAAACATATAATTAGGCTTAAGACGGTTAATGAAGTTTATGATATTAACCCCGAGACATATATTGATCAAAGTGAATCACTACATATTGATTACTGGAATAATATATCTAACTATAACGTATACAAAATATTATTAAATTATGTGTAGTATATTAATGACAAATAAAAAGGTGTCTGATGTAGAAGAAACTAACTTCTATTTACAGCGTCGAGGGCCTGATGAAACTACAGTGACAGAAATAGACAACTGGACATTAATCCATAATCTGTTATCAATTACCGGTGATTTTACACCGCAACCATTGTCTAAAAATAATGTACATTTAATATACAATGGTGAGATTTACAATATTCAAAACGAGACAAAAGAATATAAAAGCGATGGTTATTATATTTTAGATGCATACGAACAGCATGGTGATGATTTCCTTAAGCACCTTGATGGTGAATTTGCTGTAGCTTTATTAGACCTTAATAATAATAAGTTAATATTTGGTGGGGATTTATTTTTAACAAAGCCTCTTTATATCGGTAAAGATGGGAGTAATATTTGTATATCATCATATAAATCTGCTATTACGTCACTAGGCTTTGATAAAATAATCCGAGCAGAGCCTAATTCATTTTATATTATTGATTTAAAGACGTTTAAAGCACAAAAAAGACAGACATATGAATGGAATCTAGATCAACACATCGATACATATGAATTGTGGGAAGAAAATTTTTTAAAAGCACTTAAAAAAAGAGTAACAGGTATTAAAGATGACTTTCTGGTCCCGGTAAGTAGTGGGCATGATAGTGGTGGTATAGTCTGCGGTTTAAAAGAACTGAATATAACTGACTTTATGACGTACTCTTTTACTGCTAACGAGGAACCAGATATAATTGAAAAAAGAGTACATCATATAAGTAAGAAAATTCTTAAAGAAGGTATTACACCTCAAGAAAATATCGATATTAACAACTTTAAACGTGACTTTGTCGAGCCGTTTTTCTATGGCCCGACTCCCAATAACAAAACACACGAGGGCTTTGAGGATAAAGGCGGTACAGGTCTCTTACATCTACTTAAAGAATGTAGAGAAAAACACGGGGTTAAAGTACAGTTGTCTGGTCAAGGTGCAGACGAGGTTATGAGTAACATACAAACATATGGATTTAATACACCTAATCCATATATATGGCCTGATAATTTATTAGACGTCTTTCCGTGGGGTAATTTTTATTATGGTGCTAATTGGAGTTATTTAAACAAAGAAGAATGCATTGCCGGCAGCGTAGGAATAGAAACTAGGTACCCCTTTTTAGATAAACACGTAGTTCAAAGTTTTATTAATCTAACAGTGGACCTAAAAAATAAAAACTATAAAGCTCCTCTTCATTCAATGCTTACGAAATGTAATTTTCCGTTCGTTGAAGCGAAAAGAGGGTTTGATTTAAAAATATCATGAGAATAATAATTAAATATGATCCGTATAATAGGCTAGGTAATAGAATGTTTCAATATGCTTTTGGAGTTATATTAGCAAAAAAATATAATTGTGAGCTATGTTGCAATGAAGGGTTACCTAACTTTGGTATTGCTCCAAAGCTTCCGGAAGAAAAGTTTCGAGTTGGACTTCCAGAGGGTGTATTTAGAATTTCAAAGAATGCAATTATGTCTAGAGATATGGGCGAGCAATATTTTGACTTTAGTGCCGTAGAAGACTTTGACGGTGATATTGTTATTGATTCTTGGGTTCAAAAATCTGAATATTATATAGATCACCAAGACTTTTTAAGAGAGATTTTTGGCATTAAAAAGCTTGAACCAATTAATGAAGATTCCCTAGTACTACATATTAGAGGTACAGATTATAATACCCTAGGCTTTTTTCTAGGTTATGAATTTTACAAAAACCTAATACAGGATTCAGGATTTACAAAAATAAAAATTGTAACTGATGATCCTGCTAGCGAAACAGTTAGCAGGTTAGTAGAGGACGGTTGTGAATTAGTAACATCCGGTGTCTCAAAATTTAGTGTTAGTGGAGATAGAAGCGCGCTTGATGACTTTAAAACACTTCTATATAGTGAAAATATAGCGACATCACAATCTTCTTTTTCTTGGTGGCCGGCATTTTTAGGCTATCATAAAAAAATCATTTTTCCATACACCACAACAAGTGATAAAGCAATGTGGCCGGAAAAACCACTTCCGGATGATCAAGATTTATTTTTTGACTTTAACAATACTAGCGTTAAATATATTTCATAAAAGCCATGGAAACAAACGTTATTTTATTTAGTCTATATGATTTTCCAAAATATTTAAAAGACTGTATTACACAAATTAAGCATCATTCTCCTGAAACTACTATTCACTTAATATCAGATAAGGATGTTAAAGGAGCCGAAGGTGTTAATGTATATCATATAAATCAATTTTTAACGACACCGTTACTACAACAAGAAGATGTTAAATATTTTCAAAATAATCCTGTAAAGGAACATAAGGAACTATTCTTTTCGAGTGCAGTTAGGTTCCTATACATCGAGGAATTAGCAAGAAAGCTTAATTTAAAAAATATATTTACGTTTGATAACGACGTATTAATTTATGATAACTTACAAGACGTTGTTAAGTGTATTCCTGATGATAAAAACATCGCGATCACACAAGCCTTAGAGGATGAGCTTATTTGCGCCATGACGTATTTTAGATCCCCGGACGACCTAGTAGAAATCGCCGGCGACTTTAAGTCAATATTTAGATATACAGAAGAAGAGCTAAATGGTTTATTAGATTTAAAAGGTAAGCATCCTAATGAAATGGGCATAATATATCTTATCTTCCAGAAGCGCCCTATTAAGTATTATGTCTTCCCTTCAATTCCTGATTCAGACACCGGTCTTATTTTTGATCCTATTTCCTATGGTCAATACATATCCGGACTATCATCACAAGCAGGAGGAACAGGAGAACCCTTTATTGATAAAAAGCATTTTATTGGTAAACAATTAAAACGTAACGAACTATCTTGTTGGTTTGACTTTGATCTTAAAGTTCCTTTCGCAAAAAACAAACACGGGGAATTTAAACTAAGTAATCTCCACGTACATGGAAAAAATTTAGATAAATTTATATCGTATTAGTATATAAAATGAGAAATATATTTCTAGATCTAGGGTCAAACATAGGGCAGGGATATGAAAGAATCCGGCGACATTATTATCGCGCCTATTATAATAACAGGGACCAAAGTGGGTCGGTAATTGTGCGACAACAATCATATGTACCTCAAGATGCAGAAGTATATATGTTTGAGCCTATTCCAGATGCTTATAAATTTCTTGCAAATAAATATGATTCGGTAGCTAAAGTTTATAATAAAGCTATTTGGACAGAAAATACAACTAAAACATTTAATGTAGCTCACACCACGATAGGTTTTTTACCATCTAAGCAACAAGCTAGTAATATTATGCATAAACATGATGTAGACTCAAATGTAGAGTCGTGGAAGGAAGTGGAAGTAGAGACGATAAATTTTTCTAAGTTTTTAAAAAATAACTTTCATCATGATGATAATATTTTTATGAAAATGGATATAGAAGGTGCTGAGTACCCGGTATTAGATCAACTCATGGATACAGGTGCATACAAATACTTAACAACAGTAAATATAGAATTTCATAATAGAATTTTAGAACTAGCAGATAGTGACCTGTATACTGACTTAAAACCAAATAATTACTATAAAGAATTTTTACACAATAATGGTATTACAGTTTTAGAGACAGCAAATCCTATAGTAGGTTTTTGTAAAACTGATAATACTGGTATGGCAACTTACGAATATGATCCGGATGGAAAAAAAATAAGTCAGTTTGAAGAGTGGTACCCAGGACTGGAAGTTGATAATGAATACGGAAAGAGAGGTTGGATGTAGAATGTCAAAAAAATGTATAGTAAGTTTCGGTAAGGGACATAATTTTAAAAAAGGATTAGAACGTCTTGAAAAAAATGTAAAGAATATTCTCGGTATACCTTTTTTTGCGTTTACTGAATACCCGGAAGGGTGCCCTACACATGAAGAGTCCCCATTCGCCTTTAAATTTTACTGCATCGAAGAATGTCGAAAGAACGGATATGATATAATCTTTTGGGCCGACTCATCAGTAATTATTAAAAATAATTTAGAGGATATATTTGATGCATTAGAAAAGCAGGGATATTTTTTTATAAGAAATCATCACTCTGTAGGTGATTATTGTCACGACCGGGCTTTAGATACTCTTAATATAACTAGAGAGCAATCATTTAATACACCCTGTCTGCAAGGAACACAATTTGGCCTTAATCTTAATTTTAAAAGAAGTAAAGACTTCCTAGATGAAGTTATAGAGCTAGCTAATGACGGTATAACATTTCCGGGACCGTATACAAATGAAAATAATATTGCTTCTGTAGACAGCAGAGTTCATGGCCATCGACATGATCAGGTGGCTATGTCAGTTGTAGCGTTAAACCTAAAAATGAACAACTGGTGGCCTTACGAAGAACATAAATGGTTCATACATGATAGAGAGTATGTTAAAGATTGCGCTAGTACTGTAACAGATATTCCTATGTCATACTTTAACATAAAGACATTTTGCCAAGATCATTTAAAATATAGATGGGACGAAGATGAAATAATAACCGGGGATAATATAAAGCAGTTAGGTGATTATGTATTTGATGTAGATAACTTTATAACCGGTGATCACGGAAGACCTAAATTACAAACTACAAAAACCGAACTTGCACTCAAATACATAAATGAAATTAATGAGCAACATCCGCGTGTAATATATGTATACGGTCATGACATTGATATATTCTTAGAGTATGTTGAGAAGATTAATTTTAAGTTTGATCTTATTACTCATAATTCAGATATAGGGATAGATAAAAAACATTTTCCATATAGTAAAAAAATTAAAAATTGGTATGGTCAAAATAATCATATAGGCAATAATGCAGTAACGTTACCTATTGGAATTGCTAGAAAAAAATATGATCACGGAAACACAAAGTTACTAAGCAAGTTATCTGAAAATTCCTTTAAAGATATTTTGGTTTATAAAAATTTCTCTATTGATACAAATGCAGAAGACAGATTAAAAGTAGATGAAATTACTACAAAAAATGGTATTAAAATGTCCCCGTGTACATTACAAGAAGATTACCTAAATTATATTTCACGATCTGTCTTTTGTATCTCTCCACCTGGAAACGGTATTGATTGTCATAGAATATGGGAATGTCTTTATCTTAAATGCATACCGATAGTTAAATATCACCACGCCTTTGAACAATTTAAAGATCTACCAATCCTTTTTATCGAGGACTGGAATGATGTTACTACTAAATTTTTAAAAACCAAATTATCACTTATAACCAAGTTAGACGAAAAGCACGACATGCTTAAAATTAATTACTTTAAAAGTGTTATTAAAAAATAACAATGGTATATAATATTGATAGAGTTAGAAAAGAGTTTAAGGGCGGTTATACTTACCTTAATAGAAATATGATAATGGACAAGCATCCAGATTATATATATAATAATTTATTAGAAACGTGTTCAGGAGACGGTCTCTTTCAATACCCAGATATGTCAACATCATACAAGGCTTTAAGCGATTATCTTAACGTAGATGAAGATTGTTTATTAATAACAAGAGGTGTTGAAGGTGCAATAAAACAAGTATTTGAAACTTTAAACTTACAAAATTGTAATGTAGGGTTATTAACCCCTACCTTTGCAATGTATAATGTCTATGCAAAAGTGTATGGTGCTCGTGTTATTAATGTAAAAGGTGAATCTCCTAATTATAACATTAATATACAAGATATTATAAAAATACTCCCTGATATCAAAGTGTTGTTTTTAGATAATCCAAAAATGCACTTACCAAATTGCTTCACACATGAAGAATTGCATACCATACTTGAACATAGTCGGATACATAACGTAATAGTATTTTTAGATGAAATATATGCAGGGTGGGAATATAAAAGCTTTTTACCTAACCTCGAAAAATATAATAATTTAATTATATCTTCAAGTTTTTCAAAAATTGGATTTCCAGGAATAAAGACAGGTTGGCTAGCAACAAATAATAAGCTTAAAACAAAGCTTGAAACAACAAGATTATCATATGAGTTGGATTATTTTTCTTGTAAAGCTTTGGAATTTTTAATCCTTCATCAAAAATATTTTAAATGTTTAAAAGAAAATATTATTGATAAAAAACAACAGTGGTTAAAAGAATTATCTTGTAATAAAATATTCACTGCTTATGATTCAAAGGGCTTTAACTTGAGACTTTATTCAGACGATAGCAAAAAAATAAAGCAAGCTTATAATAATTTATACGCTAAAAAAATTATAACGAGTATAGTTGATAATAATAATTTAGTTTTTAGTGTAACACAAAACGATAAAGTAAGAGATATCATCTTACAAGAAATAAATTTATGAAAGCCGGTAAAATATGGGGTCAAACTGAATTAATTCACAGTAACGGTGTTTTGGAATTTCATCGTATTGAATATAAAGCCAAGGTACAGTGCTCGAAGCATAAGCATCAATTTAAATGGAATGGGTTTTTTGTTGAAAGTGGTCAAATGGTTGTTCGGGTGTGGCATGACGACTATGAACTAGTTGATGAGACAATTTTAAACGCTGGTGATTTTATGCAAGTTAAACCCGGATTATATCATCAATTTGAAGGTATAAAAGATGGTGTAGCCTTTGAGTTATATTGGGCCGAGTTTGATCATAATGATATAAACCGGGAATCAAATGGACGGCGAGTGTGAACATAGTGGGTTTTTCTATAAACCATCAGGTGTAGCTGACGAAGAAACTCGTAAGTGGTTACCTAGAGACTTTTCTTCTAAACAAATTACACACAGTGTTAAGAGAAATATAGATAGAAAGAGAACTTCAATTGATCACGTACAGATAGTACGCGACATACCGTTGTTTAGCTGGGTGGAGTTAAATCTTAACGAACTTTGTAATCGTACATGTCCATTCTGTCCAAGAAGCGGCGATTATCCTAATCAAAACCTTCATATGGATCCGGGGTTAGCTGCAGCTATAGCATTTCAATTAGATGAGTTAGATTTTTCTGGTATAATAAATATTAGTGGTACAGGTGAGCCCCTTTTAACAAGAAATCTCCTCGAAATTATAAAATGCTTTTGTGATAGACAAATTAATATTGAAATTGTAACAAATGGAGATAAATTAGAACCCGGGCTTATAAAAGATTTATACTCTATTGGCCTTTCACAGTTTGTAGTGAGTATGTACGACGGACCAGAACAAATAGATTACTTTAATAACCTATTTACAGAATGTCAAATTGTTAAGTCTAAGTATACGCTACGTGATCGGTGGTATAGTGAAGATGAAGATTTTGGTTTAATTTATACTAACCGAACCGGTGCACAAAAGGAACTTAAAAAGGCTACAACAAGACCGTGCTACTATCCACATTATGCCATGTATATAGACTGGAACGGTGACGTTCTATTATGTTGTCAAGATATGTATAATAGAACAGTAAAATTCGGAAATGTAGCAGAAAAACCTATCTTTGATATCTGGCGTGATAAACGTTTAAAAGATTTTAGAGATAAACTTAAAGATGGTAAGCGATGCCTATCTCCTTGTTCTAATTGTGACGCTAACGGAATGTTATTTGGAAAAAATCACGCAGACAAATGGTAATATAAAATGTTTAAACACCCAAATCATCCATCGGAAATTGAAGACATACATAAAGGCAGACGTGCAATAGTGTGTGGTAGTGCCCCTTCGTTAAACAATATAGATTTTAGTCGTGTATCAGATGATAACGTCATCTTTGCGTGTAACCAATCGGTTACAGTTATGTCTAAGTGTGATTATTTTTGTATGACTGATTTTGCAGTACCAAAGAATAGTTTTTTTGAATATGGTGTTAACATAACATCTAAAGTTGCTACATGGGGAAATTTTTATGACCATGAACATATTAAAAATTTGCATATGCAATTAAAAGATAAAATATATTTCTTTGAGAGAGATCATTCCAACCTATATGATCTTACTAAAAGAGATAAATTTATTCAAGGAATAGATTCTGTGCAATGTGCCGTGCATCTAGCTTATATTACTGGTTGCAGTGAAATAATTTTAGCTGGTGTCGACTTACAACATACTGATGGTGAGATATATTGCGATTCAAAAGTATATCAAGAAGATGTAGATTGGAGAGGGCATGTTTCAGAAATGGATACTTTAGATCTATCATTTGATAATTGGAAAGACATAGTGTCTAATAATGATGCCACGTTCTTTACTGCTAATAAAGAAAGTCGATTGACTGAATTAATGCCAACTCTACCTATTGAGTCGCTATATTGTTAAGTTGAATGAAAACTTTATCACATTAAATATCACACACCGACATCAATGAAAAAATATTTTGTAACATTTGTAAATTATAGTAGCGACTATAACAGTGAAGAGGACATGGAGAGATATCAGCTCTTTAAAAAACATAATTCTAAACGAAATAAAGATTATTGTTTAAAGCATAATTTTGAGTATATAGAGGCTGATGAAGAGGTATTTAAAATACCACATTTATTCTCTATACCTTCTATGCCTGAATTTGAAGTAAAAAATAACAACCATTTTGCTAGATGGCAGTTGTTTAAAAATTTTATCGATAATGGCGATCTTAAAGAGGGAGATGTTATTAGGCATCATGATGCAGATGTGTTTATTTGCGATATGGAAAAAGAGTTACCATATGATAAAAATTTTACTTATGCAATTGACTCCGGTAATACACATTGCTTTGGAGCATTTAATTTAAAAGTAAGTGATTTCGCTAACAAACTTATTGATACAATGCTATCAAAAGAAAGATTTGACTTATTAACAACAAAGAAATTTTATAAAGAAAATGACGGCGGGGAAGTATTCTATTATTGGGGGGATCAGCAAGCGTATTATATTGCAGCTGGTATAAAATGTCATAGCTGGTTGCCCTTTTATCTAATGCCTAATTATGGATTCCATTCTTATGTTACCCCATATGTTGTTTTTGGTTTAGATGAACTCGTAGATAATGTAGATATACTCCCGGTAACCTGGAACACTACCCATTTGCTTGGTGAGTCAGGTGGCGACTGGAATATTCAAAACGGATTAAGAGATGGGTATGATATTTGTCATTCTACTAGAGATAAAACTATCTTAAGGCACTTTGCTGGCGGGCAAAAGTGGCGATTTGAGGAATATTTAAATTATTCCGCATAGTTGAACCTCAACATATTTATAATATAATATTAAATATGATAGTTACACAAAGCGTATATGACGGTAAGTTAATTCATGAAAGATTTGCTTATAAGTTTTTTCGAAAAGAAGTGTCGCCATGCGGTAATATTGTTGCGTTTAGATCCCCAATGTATGTATCTGACGCTCTAATTGATTTAGAGGATTCATTAAGTAATGATTTTATTCACAGTCAGGATGCAATAAATTTCTGTTGGGAGATCCCAAACTTATGTCCGTTTGGAGCTGTTTCCTTTCAACGGCTGTTAAATACAGCTATAGCTAATATTTTATCTAATATTATTCAAAAACCGATTGTAATAGATGGCGACGATCTCCTTGTACAAGATGAGTTTGTAGGCGCTGATGATAAAGTGAGACAATCTGGTAAGGTAAGTGTTTCTATTACCTACTCAAAAGATAATATCGCTGTTGGCCATACCGGTATTAATATTGTCGCCGGTGAGAAAGCCCCGGCTTTCGCTTACTCCTCAGGATTAACAAAAAAAGCGACTAAAGAATTTATGGAAGCAGTAATAGATTATTTCAATAATGAAGTTAGAGATCAATTTACTGCGACTACAAAAGTAATTGTATGAGTACACTAGTAACCGGAGGAACTGGATTAGTTGGGAGTCATTTTAATAAAGATTTTATTAAAGTATCTTCCAAGGATTACGATCTTATATCCAATAGTCAAACAACAGATCTTTTTGAAAAGGTAAAACCAGACCGAGTTATTCACACAGCAGCTAGGGTCGGTGGTTTAGGCTCGAATATGACCTACAAGGCTGATTATTTTTATGAAAATATCAGTATTAACACTAACGTTATTGAACAGAGTCGTAAAAATAATGTTAAGAGGTTAGCTTGCTTTTTAACCACATGTATTTTTCCTAGTGTAGTAAAATATCCTATAAGGCCAGAGTACCTTCACGATGGGCCTCCACATGAATCAAATTTTGGATATGCATACGCCAAAAGAATGTCTGAAGTTCAAATAAGAACTATCAACGAGCAGTACGGTAAAGAGTATTTTTGTGTCATTCCAACAAACATTTACGGACCCGGTGATAATTTTTCTTTACAACATGGACATGTAATTCCTATGCTTGTACATAAAATGTATTTGTCAAAAAAGCATAATACAGATTTTGAAGTATGGGGAACTGGTAAGCCCTTGAGGGAGTTTATTTTTGCTAAAGATGTAGCTGTATTAACTGAAAGGTTGCTTGATGAATATAAAGGAACAGCTCCGGTAATACTATCAACAAGTGAAGAAATCTCTATTAAGGAAGTTGTTGATATTTTAGTAGATGTGTTTAAATTCGAAGGTAAGGTTGTTTGGAATACAGACAAGCCTGATGGTCAGTATAAAAAGCCAACAGATAATTCTAAAGTAAGAGAGTTATTTACTGATTTTAAATTTACAGGTTTAAGAGAAGGTCTAGAAGAAACAGTTGAATGGTTTAATAAGAACTATGAAGACGCACGGACATAGAGCATTAATTACGGGTATTAACGGGCAGGATGGCTCATACTTAGCGGAATTTTTATTAGATAAAGGGTATGAAGTATTTGGTACCATTAAACGTAATTCAGTTTCAGAAAATCAGACTGCTAGGTTAGATAACGTATATAAAGAGATAAGGAACAATTTGTTTTATGCAGATTTATGTGATCTATCTTCGCTAATATCCGCAATTCATAAAAGCAGACCAACTGAAGTATATAATCTAGCTGCTCAATCCCATGTTAGGATTAGCTTCGATCAACCAATATATACTACATTAAGCACAGGAGTTGGTACTTTAAATTTATTGGAAGCGATCCGGATAATTGATCCTACAATAAAAATGTATCAAGCATCTTCTTCAGAGATGTTCGGTAATAGTGTAGACAGCGACGGGTATCAACGAGAAACTACACCTATGAACCCGGTATCTCCATATGGTTGCTCTAAAGTTTTTTCATATAACATATGTAAGAATTATCGTAAGTCATATAACCTATTTGCCGCAAACGGCATCCTTTTTAATCATGAGTCTCCTAGAAGGGGAAGCAACTTTGTAACTTCAAAGGTTGTAAAAACAGCTGTTCAAATTAAAAGAGGAATTAAGGATGAATTAGCGTTAGGAAATTTAGACGCGACGAGAGATTGGGGCCATGCTAGGGATTATGTTAAGGCAATGTGGATGATTTTACAACACGACAAGCCGGATGATTTCGTATGCGCTACAGGTATATCACATTCAGTAAGAGATCTAGTTGATTACACATTTTCCAGGCTTAAATTAAATAAAGATTGTGTAAAAACAGATCAAAAATTTTTACGACCAGAAGAATTATGCAATCTTAAAGGCGATAGTTCGAAAATAAAAAAGACTTTAGGGTGGACGCCAGAGTGTACTTTCGAGCAAATGATTGATGAGATGATTGAATATTGGGACAAAAAACTATGAACTTCTTTCAACTACAAAATAAACTATTTTATTCAAAAAAAGATAAAGCGGGGGAATTAGACACGGAAGGTGAGGATGCATTTGTTCCATTTCTGTTTAATAGATGGCTTTCTTTTTACAATAATGATATGTCTGTTTTTACAAACGAAACAGTTAATAAATTTAGCGTTATTTTTGATGATAAGCAACAATCTTATCGACTCTATTACCATCTTATACCACGGCTTAAATGGAAAAAAATAACGTACATTAAGAAAAAAAAGAAACAGGAAGAAGAAATAGATTTATCTGCTTTTGCAAAAAATAAAAATATTTCCGTTAGAGAACTCAAACACTATATAAAAGAATATGAATAGAGCACTAGTAACAGGGGGAGCCGGGTTTATCGGGTCTAATTTAGTCGATCAACTTCTATCTGATGGATACGAAGTGGCAGTAATTGATAATGAAAGTTCACAAGTAAACGCACAATTTTACTGGAACGAAAAAGCACAAAATCACTTAATAAACATTACAGATCAAAGAGAGTGTAGTAAGGTATTTGCGGATTTTAAACCTGATTATGTTTTTCATTTAGCAGCTCATTCACGAATTCCAATTGCTATTAAGAACCCTATCGAATCCTGTGACGTTAATGTTGTAGGCACATGTAATATGTTGCAACAAAGTAGGGAGTATGGTGTTAAAAGATTTATGTTTTCTTCAACATCTTCTGTATACGGTCTTAGTAACAAGTGCCCCTTAAAAGAAGATATGCCAAGAGACTGTCTTAATCCATATTCTGTTTCGAAAGCTGCTGCAGAAGACTTATGTAAGATGTATTTTAATCTCTTCGATGTAGAAACTGTTATTTTTAGATACTTTAATGTTTACGGGGAGCGACAGCCTTTAAAGGGTCAATACGCACCTCTTATTGGTATTTTTCAGAAACAAAAAGAACAAGGAGTGCCTCTGACTATCGTGGGTGACGGTAAACAGGCAAGAGACTTTACATATGTTGGAGATGTAGTTAATGCTAATATATTAGCAGCCACCAGCGACAATCCGGATATTTTAGGTGAAGTATTTAATGTTGGTTGTGGTAAAAATTACAGCGTGTTAGATGTTGCAGATATTATTGGCGGCGAGACAGAGTACATTCCTAACCGACCAGGTGAGGCACGTGAGACGTTAGCTGATTTAACAAAAAGTAATAAGCTTCTTAATTATAAGCCTAGTGTTGATCTAGAAGGTTGGATTAAATCATAGAGCTTGTTAAATAGAGTCATGGCAATGGCATCTATAGATAATTTAGCTCCAACAAGAAGTTTAATCGACTTAACAAAATCCGATAAAGGGGACTTTGGACTGCAAGACTATGATTTAACTTTCCTTTTTGATGATATTTTATTAATTGAGTATGTTGATCTAGCAGAAGATTTTAATAACGGTACTGATGCGATTGAAAGAAACGGAATATTAATTCCCACTAATCAAATAACAATGGCCTGGCGTAAAGGTAGGGTTATTCTAGCTGGACCTAAAGCAAAGTACGCTAAAGAAGGCGACATTGTTCTCTTCCCAAATAACATGGGTGTTACAATCACAGGCGCCACAGTACTAGGTAAAGGGACAGTAGAGAAGGGCATCTTTTTAAACGAAGAAAGAATGTTTGGAATCTGTAAAGAGAAAGATGATAATACAAAAAGCAGCTCTTGATTCTCTCTTGTTGGATAATGTTTGTGAAATAAGATTCGCTCGTAGAATAATTAAAACTGGACAAGCTACTACGAGAAGAATGCTTTGTACAAAATCATTATCCTTACTAAACTCTATTAATGGTAGAATTTCGCTTAACTATTTTCCGCCTAAAGGCCCACCTAAGGCATATTTAGGTCCGGATCACTTAGCCGTTGCATGGGACATATTAATGCAAGATTATAGAAATATTAATATGAATCAATGCGATTTAATACAAGAGATCCCCGCTAATGATGATTTTTGGGTATATTTTAATGAAAATATATATCCAATGTCAGCAAAACAAAAATTTAATTTTATGAATTCATGAACCTAAGCTTAGAGAAAGTAACAGATTTTTTAAAACCATTCTTGTTACAAGAAATAGTAATAAGAACAGATAAAAAAGTTCTAAAGCGAGGAAAGCTTAAAATTTTTCAAATAAAACAATATTATATAAATTTAACTTTAGAGTTTAACGACTCTATAAAGTCATACGAAATACCCTACCCGTTTAAAATGCATCATGAAGAAGGTAAGGGTGTATTAAACTACCAACTAAGTTCATTTATTCCAAGGCCACAAATGACTATGGTTAAGTTTCTAGATAGTTCCTTAAAATCTAAACTGTACGATAATCTCGTCTATATATTGCCATCTGAAGAATCCACAATATAATAAAGTGTGTTAGGTGGTTTATTAAAAGTTTTTCCAGAAGGGTATACTCCCAACTCCGCGCAAGTAAAGCTACTAAAAAATATCGATCAAGCTTTCGACGACGGTTACAAATTTGTAGTATGCAATGCGCCTACCGGGTCGGGCAAAAGCTTTATATCAAAAACTCTCGCGAACGCCTCAACAGAATCGTCTTCCAATTTTAAGGATCTAATAACATCCTACACAGCATTTAAAATAGACCAAACAGGTTCATATATACACGAAGAAGAGTGCGAAGAAGAAGATCCACCCGGCGCGTTTGCACTTACTATAACAAAAGCTCTACAAGATCAATATAGAGATCTATTTAAAGATACAACTATACTTAAAGGTAAGAGTAACTACATTAGTACAATTGATTCAAATATTGATGTTGAGTTAGAATCATTGATTATGCCTAAGAATATATTAGAGGATCATAGAAGAAGGCATAAGTGCACCTATCATAACGACCGTAGAGATGCTCTAATAAACAAATTTGCAGCGTTAAATTATAACATGTTCTTTTCGTTGCCTAATCATATAAAAAAGAGACAGTTCTTAATTTGTGATGAAGCCGCTGAACTAGAAGATCAATTAGTTAAAGAATTTTCTTGCGACATTAATTTTGAAATGTTAAAAAGAATGGATATATTAGTAAGGCCATTCTATTCTAAAAACAGTGCTAATGTTATAAAGTGGATTAACAATTTATTATTAGATCTGAGCGATAAGATAGATCAACTCCGCGATATTATTAGTAGTGGTAATACTAATAATAAAAAATTTCTAATTGAAACAAGACGACAAATAGTGGGTATACGGAACCTCCACTCAAAGCTTTCATTAATTATTGATACGTGGAATGATAGCGAATATCTTTTTGAAACTAGTAAAGATGGTATTACATTTATGCCGTTGAAAGTAAACAAGCTTTCTAACCACTTATTTAAATATGCTGATAAGGTAGTATTAATGTCAGCTACAATTATTGACCCTTCAAATTTTTGTAAGAGCTTAGGTATAGATAAATTTAAGTATGTGGAAGCTGAGTCATCTTTTGATGCAAAAAACGCTCCAATATACTGCACAACAAAAGTTAAATTAAACTATCATAATTTAAAGCGAAGCTTACCTAAGATAGTAAAACAAATAAAGCAAATTTGTGAATTTCATAAAAATGATAAAGGTATTATACACACACATAATAATACTATAACGTCGTTTTTATCAAATCAATTAACTGATGAGAGATTTCTAGCTAGAGAGCCGGGTGTAAATAACGAAATGATAATAGAGCAGCATTTAGCCAACCCCGCGCCAACAGTGCTAGTGTCTCCCTCTTTGTCTCGTGGTGTAGATTTAAAAGATAATTTGGCTAGATTTCAAATTATTGTTAAAGCGCCTTATTTACCAACAAAAGATAAGAGGATTGAAAGATTAATGAAAGATGACTTTAACTGGTATTCGAATAAAATGCTATGTTCGGTGATTCAGTCATGTGGTCGGGGTGTTAGATCTAAAAAAGACTATTGTACAACCTATATACTAGATGGAGCTGTTGTAGAAAGTGTTGTAAATAATAAGCATAAGTTACCGAAATATTTCATCGACAGGTTTCTGTAATAAATATATAAGTACGCATGAAGAACCGAGCATTTCATTTTGAAATAAAAGATCTTCTAACGCAGTTTATCGCCGCGTTTGATAATACTGTTATTAGTAGATACAATAAAAATAGAAATCCTGAATCAAATATTGAGGTCCGATATGTCTTTGCTCCTAAGCAAAGAGTAATGTATGATATATTAAATAAAGCTCAAAACTTAACTCTCCCGGTCGTGGCAGTTAATTTAGCTTCAGTGACACGTGATAATGATAGAGTGTTTAATAAATTAGCTCCGTCATACGTACCAGTTCAAAAAATAGATAACCCAAAAGCTTCTTCGAAGTTTTTAATGCCCGTTCCAGTTAACCTGGAAGTCAATATGACAATTCTTGCAAGATATATGCAAGATGTTGATCAGATCGTTTCAAACTTTGTACCGTATAACAACCCGTATATTATCCTAACCTGGCAGGTACCGGATGATTTTGGAGCTCAATACCCACAAGAAATAAGAAGTGAAGTTTTGTGGAATGGTGAACTAACTTATGATACGCCTACAGATACTACATATAATGATAAATTTAGAGTAACAGTTGATACATCATTTACTATTAAAGGATGGTTGTTTCCTGAGCAGAAAGATACATCAGGTAATATTTTCAAGATAGATAATAATTTTATAGCCGTTGATCTAGCTAACAAAATTTACTCACCACTTGATCCTACATTACCCGTTCAAGATAATACGTATCAAGAATTAGGCTACGCACGATTATCTAGTTATCACACGGGCGTTTCAGCACAACAGTCGACAGTAAACACAAACTACACAGAGACAATTACTGTATCAGGTATACCTGAATTTACTAATATTTTTTACGCGACAACCGGTACATATCAAGCAATTAATGATTTTCCTCTAGGAACATTAACACAAATCACCAGCGGTGACGCTAATAACTTTATTTTATACGGAAAAAGATTTGACGCAGATAATAAGTTTTATTTAAGTTCATATGTTACTAGTTTCTATACCAACTACACAGCGATAACTTCAGCTAAAAACTCAACAATTAGTGGTTACGAGCTTGGTAATAATTTTTATAAAGTTGTTAACGATAATGTAGTTAACTTCTTCTTCCCCGCATCTTCGCTCAGTGCTGCCAAAGCTGGTGAATTTACAATTGTAACTGGAAACGAGGCTGGCTGGGCAACTTCCTATCAAGCCAGTAGCTCTATCCTTAAATTAGTATAAATATATATAATGCCTGGATCCGGATCAACAACAAGTTCAAGTCAAAACCGCTCCTATGTAACGAATGACGGTCGTGCAGCCACTTTTGGAAGAAATTTAATGCAATACATCCAGAATAGGCTACCCTATTCGACAGACGCACGCGAAGAAAACGACGCATTAAATCCTAAGTACAAGTTCTTTCAAAAAGCTGGTATGAGAAGGGCAGAAGCCTTAGCTAAAGCTTCCGTATCTTCTTCTAACCCATACAACAACATTCCTATAGGTGATTTCGCTAAAGACTCATCTTTCGGTGACGTTATGTATGCAAACATATCCGATGATAAAGTTGGTAGGTTAAGAGATTATAGGATAATGGCTGCTTATTCAGAGATATCTGATGCGTTAGACGAGATCTGTGACGAGACCATTAATCCGGATGAAACAGGGTGGATCACTAATCTACAATTAAAAGAGGTTGATCTAACCTTAGATGAAAAAGGTGAATTAGAAACCCAATTTCATAGATATGTAGAATATTATGACCTTAAAAACAAAGGATGGCAATACTTTAGGCAATTATTGGTTGAAGGAGAAGTATTTTTTGAGCAAATAATTCACGAAGGGTTTGTTAAGGACGGTGTATTAGGTGTTATTAACTTGCCTTCAGAGATTATTGACCCGGTATATAATAATATACAAAATATGCTTGTTAAAGGGTATATTTATAAAAAGCCAATTTTTAGTCCTACTCAGCCAAATAAAGTCGAAAAGGTTGAATTTATTCCCATGGATCAAAACCAGATTATGTATGTTAATTCTGGTGTGTACAACGAAACAAAGAATTTTATTATACCTTTCTTAGAAAATGCTAGACGCCCGTATAGACAATTATCTTTAATTGAGGATGCTATTGTTATCTATCGCCTAGTGAGAGCGCCAGAAAGATTGGTCTTTAATGTTGATGTTGGTAATATGCCTCCACCAAAAGCTGAAGCATATCTTAAAAAGCTTATTCAAAATTATTGGTCGAGAAAGACATTCGATATTGATCAAGACGATATCGTAAAGAAATTTAATCCACAATCAATGCTTGATGCGTTTTGGTTTGCTAAACGTCAGGGATCAGACGGTACAACGGTCGATCAATTAGCAGGTGGTGCTAATTTAGGCGAATTATCTGACCTAATGTACTTTATTAAAAAGCTGTATAGAGCGCTTAAAGTACCTGCTGCTAGATTAGATCCTCAAGACCAAGCTTCTGTTGACGGGTCGACAATTTTAAGAGAAGAACTTAAATTTGCGAGGTTTGTAATGAGACAACAGCAAAGATTTGCTGCTGGCCTTAAAAAAGGATTTATCACTCATTTAACCTTAATGGGTACATTTGAGAAATTAGAACTTACTGAACAGAATATTGAAGTCGAGTTTAATGTACCTACTAATTTCTATGAATTAAGAGAGAATCAGAGACTCGAGCTTAAAGCCGGTAACTATACCAATTTAGCAGGTAATGAGTTCGTTTCTGCAACTTACGCCCAGAAAAAGTATCTTGGGTGGAAAGATAAAGATATCTTAGCTAACAGAGAATTCTTAAGAAAAGATGCTGAATTGCAATGGGAGCTGGCTAATATTATAGCAGCTGGCCCTGCTTGGAAGGAAGCTGCTCTAGCCGGCGAGCTAGCAGAAGGTGAAGCAGCTGTTGGTGGTGAAGGTGCTGGTGTAGGAGGCGGTGAAGGCGGCATCCCAGAGTTTGGCGGCGGTGAAGCCGACGTTGGTGAAGCCGATACAGAGGAAGTCGCCGAGACTGAAGTCGAAGTAGAAGAGCCCGTAGTTTAACGCGCTGGGTTGCTGCTAAAGAACTGAGTTCTGTAATAAATAGCTCCGGTGCTAGCAGCATACGCGGATACATCGTTAACGTTAGTTAAACCTCTAAAAGTAAAAGAGTCATTATCGTCGAGCGCAAACCCGTGCGCACCACTAGCGTTATTGTTGTCATATATAGTAACAATACCACCCGTCTTATTCTCTATAATAACTTCAGAACAAGGTTGCCCAACCCCGTAGCCTCCAACGTCGACACTTGACAGACACGTTAAGGTAGTAGCGGCAAGACGCATGCTGAATGTTCTACACTGATTTATATTATAATAAGTGCTACCGTAATTAGTTGTTGGTGTTATAGCCATATATTTATTTATGCTGAATAAATAATTTTATGGCACTTGCATGCAACATTACACCACTTTCCGCTTTCTTATCAACAAATTTAAATAGTAAAATTAAAACTTATGATAATTTAGGGGATAGAATTAAGAGATCTTTAGGATATCCATTAGTTAGTTTAGAAATACATACAGACCAGCTTAGACAAAGCATTCAAATAGCAGTTGAATATTTTACTAAATACGCTGGATATACAAGAGAATTTTTAATATTTGATTCAGATATGTATGAACAGAATAAAGGAATTCGATTAGATTTCCTTTATACACTAGCAAATACCGATCTAAATACCAAACAAAAACAAGTAGATGGTACAAATCCTCTTGGCCCAGGTCCAGAGTGGTATGGCTCATATGCACCTACTACATTAAGTGCAGCCGGAAAAGGTAATTCTGAAAGATCTATCGCCTCTGTATATGTTGCTACTTCAACATTAAGTGCATCTAATTTTGTTACTTCATACAGTCTTTCATCTCTCTTTGCAAGTCAATCTGGAGAAGGGGGCGGATCTACTGGCCCAGGGATTGCTGCATTTGAAGTATTTAATGAAACACTTTACAAGGACATAACAGCTTTTACACCAGGTCTTAGCGCTTATTTTAAAGCAACACCACCACAAACTGTACCGTTTGAAGGTCAAGATTCGTCAGCACTCTATTATCAAAATGTATTTGACTATGATGTAATGGAATATAGAAAAGTTGTTGATGTAATAGACTTTGAAGAAGGTTCATCTACCGGTATTAATACACTATTTACACTCGAACAAACACTAGCGCAGCAGACTTATTTTAGTTATGCACTGGGTAATTACGGGTTTGATCTTGTGTCTTGGTACTCACTTAAAGAGTGGATTGATACAAGGGAAAAATTATTAGCAATCCGAAGAGATATAAAATTCGATTCAAGAACCCAATATTTGCAAATGTACCCGCAACCTAATAACGATAAATTTTATGGCGTTATTGGGTGTTATTTAGAGCGCGCAATACGAGATGTTATTATGGAGCAATGGGTTTATGAATATGCGCTAGCGCTAACACAAATAACAATCGGGCGAGTTAGAGGTAAATTTGGTAATGTTCAATTATTAGGTGGAGGCGCGTTAAATTATGATATGTTAACAGAAGGTTTAGAGAAAAAAGCTGAACTCGAAGGTAAACTATTGGAGGGAGCTTCACCTGGATTTGGGGACACAGAACCGCCAATGTTCTTTGTGGGATGAGGAAAAAGTGGCGTCAAGGCGTTTTTACACCTAAAAATTCTGAAAAATTTATTGGGTCGAAAGCTATTTATCGGTCTGGATTAGAGTTAATATTTTTTAGATTTTGTGATAATAATCCTAATGTAATTAAATGGGGAAGTGAAAATGTAGTTGTACCGTATAAAAGTCCATTGGACAATAGAGTACATAAATATTATGTTGATAATTTTGTAACTATAAAAGAAGGTAAAGACACTATTAGCTATCTTGTTGAAATTAAACCATCAAAACAAACTAAACCACCTCAAACAAAATATAGAAAAAAGCAGCATTTAATTTACGAGCAAAAAGCGTATGTAACTAATCAAGCAAAATGGAAAGCTGCTCGAGAATATTGTAAAAAGCGCGGCTTCACTTTCATTATTATTACAGAAAAGGAGCTTTATCCAAAGGGGTGACTAAATAATAGTATGGCGTTAAAACTTAACTTGGTTGTGGAAAAACCCGATGTGAACGATGAGTTCGAATACATTGAAGAAGAAGTAGATAGAAACTCCCCTTCCAATTTATATATAAAAGGCCCTTATATGATGGCTGAGGGTGTAAACAAAAACAACCGGCTTTATCCATTAGACGAGTTAGAGAGAGAAGCAACACGATATGTTGAAGAGATGATCAAGCCTGGTCGCGCAATGGGAGAGCTAAATCACCCAACTACAGCAGATGTTGATCTAGAAAGAGCCTGCCACATGGTAACCGAATTAAAGCAAGACGGGAATGTGTTTTATGGTAAATCAAAAGTTTTATCTACACCCTGCGGTCAAATAGTTAGATCTCTTATTAACGACGGTGTAAAAGTTGGTATGTCTTCACGCGCATTAGGAACCCTTGAAGAGAGTAGCGATCATAGTACTGTAAAAAATATGAAACTTGTAGCTATTGACTGTGTTGCAGACCCATCCTACCCCAAGGCATTTGTAAATGGAATCTTAGAATCAAAGCAATGGGTGCTTGTTGGTAATGATAAATACACCGAAGTATACGAAAATTTCGAAAAATCACTAGAAAAGCTCCCTAAAAAGGAGATTGATACCTTTTTACGTGACAGAATCCTTAGCTTTATTAAATCTATATAATAAATAATATTATGGCTAAAGAAAAATTAAAGATTATTAAGGTCATTGAGCATATTTCTAAGAAAAATTATGCCCAGGCACATAAATATTTAAAGAGCGTAATTGAAGATAAGATTACAAGAAGAATCAATCGCGCAACTGAAAAACCACTCTTTTAAACATGAAGAACGAAAAAGCATTACCAGAACAAGCAGCAGAGGTATTAACAGAAGAGTCTGTTAAGGAAATTGAAACTGCTATTGAAGAAAAAATTCAATTATCAGTTGAAGCTGCTTTAACGAATCAAGATGAGCTCTATGCTGAAAAACTTGAGGAGTTAGTAGGCGCAATTGATAAAGATCATACAAATAAACTTAAAAGAGTGGTTGAAGCTGTTGATCATAACAACGCCAATAAGCTTATTACTGTTGTAAAGCGTTATGAAAGCGAGCTTAATGGTAGAGCTAGTAAGTTCAAGTCGACTTTAGTTGAAAGTATTTCAGATTACCTAGAAGAGTATATTAATGAAGCTGTACCTACACAGGCTATTGAAGAAGCAACCAAAAACAGAACATCACGTGAAGTTCTTGCTAATTTAAGAAAGGTTCTTGCTGTTGATTCTTCTCTTATGGCAGAGTCTGTTAAAGAGGCGGTTGTCGACGGTAAGACACAGATTGATGAGTTGTCACAAACAGTTACAGCGCTTAAAAAAGAAAATAACCTTCTTAAAGAAGCATATACTAAAACAAAAGCAGATCTTGTATTAGAGTCTAAAACTGCACATTTAACAGGTAAAAAGAAAGAGTATATGATAAAGATTCTTCATGATAAGTCACCAAAATTTATTGAAGAAAATTTTGATTACACAGAAAGGCTTTTTGATAAAAAGGAAAAAGAAAGACTTAGTGTTATTAAAGAGGAGGCATTTACACAGCGAAAGGTCAAAACTGATGCCCCACGACCAAAGATTTCAGAGAAGAAAAAAGAGAACTCATCTAATCCATACTTGGAGGAACTTAAAAGAACTCACAAATAATTTCAACCCTGAACAATGAGGTGCATTTGTCACCTGAGTATCTTGGGACTAGATCCCATGAGGTAAAATGAAAGGAAACGTTTTATATGAACAAACCACAGTCATTTATAGATAGAGATAGAGCAGATACACTTCTTGAGAAGTGGGCACCTGTTCTTGAATATTCTTCTGATAGTGTTAAGCCCATTGAAGACGATCATACCCGTTTAAATACCGCCATTCTTCTTGAGAACCAGGAAAAGTGGTGTATTGAAGAAGCAAACTCCGCCGGTCACGGTGGAGCCTTCGGTAGCGGTGCTTCTACTTCGAACATATTCTCTCCGCCTGGTACTACCGGGTCGAATGATAATTATGCTCCTGGTGACGCTCGTCTTCCTAAAGTGCTTATCCCGATGATTCGTCGTACGTTCCCTGAGCTTATCACTAACGAAATCGTTGGTGTCCAGCCTATGTCAGGTCCTGTTGGACTTGCTTTTGCTCTTCGTTATGCTTACGAGTCTACTTATCTTGGAGCCGGTACTGATGGTACTGGTGATGCTACTACCAATCCTATTGGATCTGGTACTACAGGTCCAGGATTTACGCCTGGTTCGCATCCAACGATTGCAGGAGATAACAAGATATATGATGGCGCTGCCGGTCTTCCGGGTGATGAACTTGGATACCAACTTCTTGATACCCGCTTCACCGGTACGTCTTCGACACGGTTGAGTGGTACTCCTGATGGTTCAACTTGGGCCTTCACTGCGCAAGATAAAGGTGTCGCTCAGATTCTTTCCGCTTTCGAGATTACTGGTAACATTCCTCAGGTCGAGGTTAAGTTCGAGAAAACAGCAGTTGAGGCCGGCACACGCCGTCTTGGCGCACGTTGGTCTGTCGAACTTGAGCAAGATCTTAAGAACATGAATGGTATCGATATTGACGCCGAGATCACAAACGCTATGTCGTATGAGATTCAGGCTGAGATCGACCGTGAAATGCTCATGAGAATGATCCAGTCGGCTCTCGGAGCTGGACTGAACAAAGGCTACTCCCTCTGGTCACCTGCTTCTGCAGATGGTCGTTGGATGGTCGAGCGTAATAGGGACTTCTATCAACGTCTTATCATCGAAGCCAATCGTATCGCCGTACGTAACAGACGTGGAGCAGCTAACTTTGTTGTTGCTACTCCTCGTGTTTGCGCCATCCTCGAGATGCTCCCTGAATTTCAGTGGGTGCCTGTGCAGGGTGATGTTAACACGCAGCCTGTTGGTATTGCAAAGGTTGGTTCACTCGGTGGGAGATTCAACGTTTACCGTGATACCAGAACAGAGGTTCAGAACTCTAGTTACTACAACAATCCTAATGTTAATCAGTATGACTCAAATGGTACTGCTAACATCGAGTATGCGTTGCTTGGTTACAAAGGTCCTGAGTTCTACGACACTGGTATCATTTATTGTCCTTACATTCCTGTCATGGTTCAGAGAACTATTGGTCCTAACGACTTCGCGCCACGTGTTGGCTTGCTTACTCGTTATGGTGTTGTTGACAACATCTTCGGGGCTGATCTCTACTACCATGTAGTTATTGTTCAGGGACTCGGTACTGCGTTTACTCCGGCTTCTCAGTCAGTGTACTTCTAATCTTAGAACGTCGCTGATTAAGCAGCAGTCGAGAGACAAATCACAAAAACGGTGGAACGAAAGTTCCATCGTTTTTTTTTGCTTTAGTTACGTAAATTCAAACACATTTCAATAAATATTAATATGGCACAGAATATTCCAATCACTTCATACACTAATGGCTTTTTTGCTAACGATGTTATCGATCCTCCACAGCTCTTAGACGAGGTACCTTTTGTAAGTAACGCGATCGGTAAGAATATAGCAAGAACATCTGGGTTTGATATTTTATCTTCTGGATCAAATCCCAACGATACAGGTTCAGCTCTTATAGGTATACACAGCACAGCTTCATATGGCAACCAGTGGGGTACACAACACACTACCGGAGGACCCGGATTATCTGCAGTGGGAGTTTTGTGGAAAACAGATGCATCCCTACAAGCAGATGATGCTAGTTCTGGGCTTTCACGTACTACAAGAGTTATTCACTTAAGTACGCCTAACCGAGCAACCCCTCATACAAATCATAGAAACACTACAATTTGTACATTTATTTCAGCAGCTATTGACCTTGCTGTAGTATATAGAAACGGGTTTACAGCTACTTATACTTTATCTGCAGGTAACACTAATTTTAACGCTAAAGGTAATGGGTACACCGGCTATGGTGGATTAAGCGCGACAGGTAATGCATACAACGTTGAAACAAATGTTGGACCTAATATCCGTCGATTAGTTGCTTTAGGTTATCGCTAACTAGAGAACCTAGGAGAGCGCCTTACTTAGTTAAAAGTAATAAGAGTAGTATTCTACTCGTGTCATTGCTTCTCCCACGGGATACACAGGGTACGCCTAGTAGTTTTAAAACTCTTGCCTACCTGCTATACCTTCTTCTACTTCATTGTAGAGAATGTAACCATCTTGCTTATTACTATCCCAATATGCTGATGCTGTAGCATAATTACTAAAATGATGTTCTTGTAAATAGTTATCAGATATTCGAATGCCGGCATCGTCTAATGTATATTCTACTAAGTCTACGTAATAGCCACTCATGGGCTCTCTTAGCGGATCACATTCTGCTATATTCCAGTCGTATTCTTTCATAAGTAATTTATTGTATATTATAAACCATAATAATCCATTATATTTTTTTCTATAGCCGCCCGCGTAGTACTACAATCACCGTCGAAGACTAATACTTCAGCAACCCTTCCGTCTAAAGCATAGCTAGTAACACTACTAGCACCACCAATCCCATAAACTCCAGCGCTGCTTCTAACTTGTCGAGTAGCTGTACCTTCCTCGTCACCGTCAATAAAACATCTCCAATCTCCTTGGTCAGACCCGGCTATAGCAGTATAGAGATGTGGATCTAGATCCAAACCGGTTATTACTTGCTCGTTCCAGACACTAGCATAACCAAAAAGCCAGTCACCTTGATAACCGGCTGGTGCAAACCATCTAGCTGATGCATTAGTCCAACCTAAAGATAGCATCATTTCCAAAGGATTTGTGGTTGTGTTGTCGTACTCACCTACAGTAAATGAGCTACAATGGCCTATTCGAATATCTGGAAGGGCGCTATTTAAAGGCATAAAATCATTTGTACCATCAAAGTCTATTGCTGGCAAATCTGTACCATCTAGCTTCATTAAAGTACCAGATATAACTATAGGCGGCATATTATACCGACCAGTTTGAGTAGCATCATTTCCATTTCCGCTTTGATCGTAGAATGTTTTAACTCTTACATGGTCACCGTTTGCAAACGTTGTTAATGTTCCATCAATTATTTCCGTAGGAGTAAATCCCTGTGTTACACCAGAACTATCCTTATAACCTAGAATAACATCACCGTTATATTCTCTATTTAAATATCTAAGGCTATACATTCCATAGACTGCAAAGTCATAATCCCCTGGAGTCCCTAGGTCCATTAAAAGATCTCGTCTAGATGATATTATACCTGTTTTGCCTTTCATGTTTATGCTGTTAAGTCTCCTGCTACTAACCAAGTATCAGAAGCTATTTTGGTTAAAACAGCTGCACTATATTGTACCCGTGTTTTTAATTCATCGTCAGCAGCAGAAGCCGTCACGCCACTTCCTTCAGCGATTGTTAACTGACCTGCTCCTAATTGAGTAACTGTAATTTCCGTACCTATAGGAAAGGCGACATCGCTGTTAGGAGGTATTGTAAGAGTAATAGCACTCCCATTGCTAAGAGTAATTAATTTACCTTTATCACCTATTACTAAAGTATATGTTGTACCGGTCTGTGCATTAATATCAAGTTGTCCCTGTAACGCGCCACTAGCACTTATACTACCCTTAACAGTAAGAAGTTCATTTGGTGCTGTAGTACCTATGCCCACTTGTTGAGAACTACCATCAATCCTCATGGTCTCTTTCATAGACCCATCACATGTCTTGAAAATAATATCCTTATTTTCTGCCGCTTGATCGATCCTGACATCACCGGTTTCATTACACCAATACATATCACCATAAAAGAACATGCTAGAGCATGAAGAAGCTCCTCCAAATTTTAAGCAATACCCCCCGTTGTTTATGTTTAAGTTACCGCTACATACATCGAGAAGGTTAGCAGGGTTGGTGGAGCCTATACCAACATTACCACCATCTTCAACAAATATACCATTACCACCGTCATCATATAATTTAAGACCGTCTCCATCAGTCGCCCGGACACAATCTGTACAGATCGCACTAGAAAATGTCTTTGATCCTCCTATGGTTTGGGTACCTGTCGTTCTTATAACTGTGCTGTCAACTGCCAACGAACCGGAAGATGTTACGGTACCGGACATACCATCACCACCAGCGACACTTGTAACCGTACCTGCGCAATCAGTAAACCCGCTATCATTATTAAACCCGCTGTTATTAATATTACCTTTGGTAAGTTTTCTCTGTGCGTCTGATGCATCTGTTACAACAAAATAATCACCGTCACCGTCAGAAGTTGATGTAGAAAGCTCTGAAAGATCAACATTTAAAGTTGCACTACCACTCGTAGCTCCTCCATCTAACAATGTGCCTGCAACCACAGCTGTAATATCACCGGTTCCGAAGCCACTATCATTTGTCCATTGTGATATATTACCGCCTTTGTTTGTAAAGGTCTGCGAGTTACTCGCTGTTGTGGTTCCTGTACAATCGGTAAAGCCACTATCATTTGTCCATTGTGATATGTTACCAGCTTTGTTTGTAAACGTCTGCGAGTTACTCGCTGTTGTGGTTCCTGTACAATCGGTAAAGCCACTATCATTTGTCCATTGTGATATGTTACCGGCTTTGTTTGTAAACGTCTGCGAGTTACTCGCTGTTGTGGTTCCTGTACAATCGGTAAAGCCACTATCATTTGTCCATTGTGATATGTTACCGGCTTTGTTTGTAAAGGTCTGCGAGTTACTATTTGTCGTAGTACCCGTACAAGTTGTATAACCACTATCATTTGTCCATTGTGATATGTTACCGGCTTTGTTTGTAAAGGTCTGCGAGTTACTCGCTGTTGTGGTACCTGTACAATCTGTCCAACCACTATCATTATTGAATACACTATTACCAATCTCGCTAGCAGCTTTTCTCTTTTGCGACGAACCATCTAATACTACAATTTCATCAGAACCTGTAAAGGTCTCAGTC